ATGTCCTTAAAATTATTTAATTTTAAAAAAGTACCACTTACAGTACCACTTATGAAGCCTTATACAATAAAAATATATGATGCGAAAGGAGATGTATCAAAGGATTGGTATATTCGATGGTTTTTGCGTGATAAGGAGTCTGGAAAGCTTGTACGGCAGACTAATATAAAAGCAGGATGTAATAGGTTAAAAACAGCAAATGAAAGATATACTCATTTAAGAAAAATTATTATGCTTATGGAGTATAAGCTCAATAAGGTGTTAAATGAGAAAGAAGAAGTAAAAAAGATAGATGAATCTATTTTAGATGAATTGCATAAAACAAATTATTCTTTAGAAGAAGCTTTTAATTATTTTATATCTATAAAAACAAGTTCTTGGTCAAACGTTACTCTAAGAGACTACAAAAGCGTTTATAAAATTTTTTCAACTTTTTTAGAAAAAAACAAAGTAGATACTTCGAATGTAAATAATATAACAAGAAAGTATATTATTGTATTTTTAAATGAAAGGCATAAGGAAACATCTGCAAGAACCAGAAATAATAATCAAATTAATTTAAAAGCATTTTGGGAATTTTTAAAAAATGAAGAAATATGTAATAAAAATATTTTAGATGGTATTCCTAAAGTAAAAACGACAGCGCAAACACACAAAATATATACACCTGAACAATTTGATTCGATTATTTCCGAAATAGAAAAAATAGATAATCAATTAGCCTTATATATAAAATTTGTTGCTTATTTATTTGTAAGACCTGTTGAAAATTGCCGGATATTGATTGGGAATATAGATATGAAACATAGAACTATTGTCTATAAATCTAAGACAAAAGATCAAAAAGTAAAATATATTATAGATTTGATTTACAAAGATCTTGAGAAAATACATATTAATAAATATGATAAAGATTTTAATTTATTCACACCTGATGGAAAACCATCACTTTGGATAGGTAAAGAGGAGAGTAAACGACAATATTTTACTGAATTATATAAAGATATCATTAAGAGTAACCCAAAGTTAATATCATTAGGGCTAACAGATAATCATGATATGTATAGTTTTAGGCATACTGGAATAATGATATTATACAGAAGCTATAGAAAAACCCTTTCACCTTTTGAAACAAAGTCAAAGCTTATGCTAATTACAGGACATACAACCATGTCTGCTTTAGAAAAATATTTAAGAACAATAGACGCTGAATTACCAGAGGACTATTCCAAAAAATTTAATATTTAATTGTTTTATTATCTAAAAAAAAAGATACTTGAAATATCTTCTATCTTAAAAACAATATTTTCATTTTTATTACTTAAAATAATCTCCTCACTTCCTATATAAACAACTTCTCCCTCTATATTATTTATAGAAACTCTATCCCCCCAATTGAGAATGTTATTGATATTATTAGTAGTAACCCTTGTAATTATATCTAAAATTTTTCTGCTTTCCATTTTAGTTGATTTCAATTCTTGTTTCTCTATATAAGCTATACTTAAATTTATATAGGAATGATTAAGAATAAATACGGATTTCCTTATTTAATTGAACTATATTCAATAATGCATACATTAAATTATTAATATTATAATATAAATGTAAATTATTTATTTTTTATTCAATCATTAAATAGGGTTTATTTAGATAATAATCCAAATTTAAAATTCATTCTTATCATAAAGCAGAAAAATACCAACCTATTAGATAATCAAGCATTTAATTATCTTTGTTCTATGAAAGAAAAATCCTTAGAATTTTTCAAGATAAATACGATTAACACTGAAAGAAAAATTATCCCCTTTGTCGGTGGAATACAAGCAGGATTTCCCTCCGCTGCCGATGATTTCTATACAGAAAGAATAGATTTAAATAAAGAACTTATTAAAGACCCCGATACTACTTTCCTTGCCCGTGTGAGAGGAGATTCTATGAAAGATATGCGAATTTTTAACGGAGATTTAATCCTTGTAGACCGCTCTTTAGAACCCAAAGACGGTAATATTGCTGTATGTTATATAGATGGAGAATTTACACTCAAGAAACTAAAAATTATAAAACAAGAAGGCAAAGTAACTCAAATTCATTTACTACCTCAAAATCCAGCGTACGACCCAATTATAGTAACCCCAGAAAATGAATTTATCATCTGGGGCATTTTAACCTATAACATTACCAATTATTTATAATAATATGTATGCACTTATTGACTGTAATAATTTTTATGCTTCTTGTGAAAGGGTTTTTAATCCAGCTCTAAACCAAGTACCTATATGTGTTTTATCTAATAATGACGGATGTGTAATTGCACGTTCCAATGAGGCCAAAGCCTTAGGTATACCCATGGGAGCTCCAGCCTTTCAATACCAAAAACTATTTAACGAAAATAAGGTAGCCGTATTTTCTGCAAACTTCATCTTATATGGAGATCTAAGCAGTAGAGTTATGAGTATAGTAAAGCGTTATTGCAAAGATGTAGAAGTCTATTCTATAGATGAGGCTTTTATGGATTTTACAGGATATGAAAACTTAGATTTAAAAGAGCACAATGAAAAAATAAGAAACTTTATATACAAAGGGGTCGGTATTCCAACCTCTATAGGCATTGCGCCTACCAAAACACTCGCAAAAATAGCCAATAGAATAGCAAAAAAATATCCAGAAGAAACCCAACATGTATACCTCTTAGATAACCAAGAAAAAATACACAAAGCACTCAAGTGGTTAGATATAGGAGACATTTGGGGGATAGGAAGAAGACTTAAAAAAAGATTTGAAGAAAGAGGAATAAAAAAAGCCTTGGATTTTGTAAACTTGCCCACCACCTTTATACGACAAGAGATGGGAATCGTAGGCATACGTATGCAAAACGAATTAAAAGGCATTCCGCAACTCGCTTTAGATATACCTGAAAAAAAGAAAAGCATAGCGACTACCCGCACCTTTGATCAATCTACCAATGATCTTAAAGTATTAGAAGAAAGAGTATCTACCTTTGCTGTTAAATGTGCAGAAAAATTAAGAAAGCAAAAATCCTGTTGCAATTATTTAACCGTATTTTTAAAAACTAACTTTTTTAGACCAGATCAACAACAATATAGACCGGCTCTAACCATAACTCTACCTAATCCGGAAAACTCAGCAAACGAGCTAGCAAAGCAAGCCAAGATTGCTTTACAAAAAATTTATAAAAAAGAATTTCAATTTAAAAAAGCCGGGGTGTGGGTAAGTGGGATTATCCCCGAGGAAGAAAGACAGATCTCTTTATTTACAGAAGATACTTATTTTAAATACAAACCGTTAATGAAAGCCATGGATGCCATTAACGGAAAATACCACAAGGATCTTATAAAACTAGCTTCGCAAGATATCAGATATACTTGGAAGATGAAGCAAGAGCATCTATCCAAACGCTTTTCCACAGATATAAGAGATATTATTATTGTAAATGCTAAAGAAAATTAAATTATATCATAGACCCTGAAGATCAACAAGTTTTTTATCTTTTTTTTGGTTTTTTTCTATAATCCCAAGGAGCAATAGGGTTATTCATAATCCAGATATTGAGTTTATTTTTTTTTGCCTCTTGTTCTAAGTCTGAGTATTTCTGAGTTTTGTCGAAGTATTTATAATGCCAAGCTAGACCATTTTTTAGAAGTTCTTCGTTTAAATTCTTTTTTCCAATTAAAATAATACCTAAAACTCTGCCATATCTATCAATACCTTTTTGAGTTACTTTCACTATTTTACCGAAGCAAAAAGAACTTGTAAAAGCTGATGCTTTACTAGAATAATCCTGTCCTTTTTCAGGGCAATCAATTCCGTACAATCTAATTTTTATTTGTTCGTTTTCTTCTGTTAGAATGGTTACAGTATCTCCATCTGCTACTTTTATAACCTTTCCAATTAGGTTTTGAGATAACATGAAAGTAGAGATTAAAAAAGAGAGAAAGAAGAATAAGTGTTTTAGGTTTTTCATATCCAAATATAAAAAATGTAATTTTTAATTATGGCGAAATTGCCATAATTAAAAAAGTGGTCGAATTCGACCACTTTTAAAGTATTTTAAATGAAAGTTTATATTTAATCAAGTATTTTAAAATCAAAACAATATTTAATCCAATAGATAGATACCCTATCCATTTCCACCAATTAAAAGGAGTAATTTTTAACTTTTCATTTTCAATCCTAAGTTCATTTATTTCTGTGAGTTGTGATGAATTTCTTTCCCTGTATACTTTTTCATAGAGAGAACTAATACTATCCGTGTTTACCTGTATTTTTAAATTATCACCATCAGAATTAACCTTTACTTCTCCATAAGGGATTTTAATTGTCCTTTCAATTACCTTTAATTTGCCTGTAGAATCACAAGGTGAAGAAATTAGATCTTTATTTATAGAAGGAAGAAGAACTATCTTCTCCATTTCCACAATAATACTATCTCTTTTAATTAAAGTGTCATGAATAGTTTTGACACTTTCCTTAGCTACTGTCTTTTTTCTGGTATTACAAGAGAAGAAAAAGAAAAGCATTATAACTAAAAACAAGGAAAGAATAAATTTAATAGCTATTTTCATGTATCAAAATATTCTTTTTTTACAAATAGTTCAGCGTCAATAGCTCCACCCAGTCTATACTGCTCAAATACATCAGAAAAATCATCTATAGCATCATACCAATCATCAGAATACTCCTCAGTATTTTCAATTCTTTTCTTTAAAACCTCCCATTGATCTTTTAAAGAAATAGGAAATATATAATCATGACCTGATTCGTCAGATTCTATTAAAATTTGCATATACTCACTCATAACTCATTATTTTAATTCGAAGTGAGGATAATCCCTAAATTTCCAATGTCCACCCCATTCAATTCTTATACCCAAACTCTTAGCAGTATTTATAATGTGAGAAGCAATAGTACGCAATCTAATATCATCATTTACCTGAACAGAACCGTTATAATAAGGGTATAAATCAACAGCATATCCATATCCATCACTTTTAGGTTGATGATTAGATTTGTTTTTCACTCCATCTGAATTAGTTACTATTCTTCCTGGTTTAGATCTTCCTTGTGCATATAAAGCTTGTTGTTGGGCGGTAGTACGCACCCCGTCGGTAATGGTGAAATCAATAGGTGTATTCTTAATAGCTTCATTCATCACTTTGACTAAATTTGGATGAATGCCTTTTAAATTGTTTTTTGATCTTTTACTAAATATTGCCATTTTAATTATTATTAGATTTTAAAGGATTATTTTCATTTTTTTCCTCTCTTTTTTTGAGTAAAAAAGAAGAAAGCTCCGGGATTCTTTTTACAATTTGAAGTCCCAAAAATTCATAGAGAAATGAAAAAGTTTTATTGTTGGGAAATAGGATCGTTAAATTCCTTAGAGCATTACTACCATAAAAATAGGCACACACATATGTTAAGATTTTGATCATCTCCAAGAATTCTTCTACATCATCCATGAGTCTCCCAATAATAAAGAGACTAGCGATTATAAGAGTGTAAAGAGCGACAAATAACAGAGAAATAAGAAGTTTTTTAATCCGCATTCGGTCTTTATTCACTACCAAATCAACCAATATCCCCATAGACATATCCCAACAAAATAAGATAATCAAAACCAGAATTGAATTATTGATGGGTTCTAAATAGCCGATTATTGCACAGACAAAGGTGATAATTAATATTTTTAATGCATCCATGGTATTATCGTATAGTTATTGTATACCCTTTCTCTTTTAATTGTGCTTGCTGTTCTTTAGAAAAAACATTATCACAACTATCGAAATAAATAGCAATAGGAGATTGTTTAATTATATGATTATAAAGCGAATCAAGAAATTGTTCTGTTAATAAGCACTGTGTGAATTGAATAAAACTACCAATTATAGGTAGCGTGAGTTCCTTTAAGTTAATAGTATCTAGCCCATATATCTCAAGTTGATAAATCTTTTGATTGTTGAAATCTAAGATATTTACATCATGTTTTTTACTTGAACTCGCGCTTATAGATACTAAGTTAAGTTCTCCATTATTTCTTATAATGATATGATCGGCAGCACCTATATCAATGGATGTATTTATGTCCGGTGAAACATTATTTTCAACAAGAAGCTCTTCTAATATATGTGAGCGATTTTTATACGAAAAACTATTGATTGAACAATTCCTAACAATTAACTTCTTTAATTCCTCAGGAGGTGGATCAATGGTTAGCTGACCTATATTAAGCTCTTGAAATACAACTTGCCCCTCAGTTATTTTCATGTCGTTAGTAAATGATGGACTTATTTTAGTTTGATTATTTGCTTTAATAATTTCAGTTACGCCAATAAGATAAATAGGTTCAGGGTTAGATTTTTTAGAGGTTAAAGACGCGCTAATTGTTAAGTTATTTTCATCAATATTAAATTTTGAAATAGAATAATTATCATATCCTACGAAGTTTTGAAGCTTACCTATATCGTTATAATACATAAAGCTTTCATTGTTAAATGCTATTTCAAAATTTATTTTATGTCTAATAAAAAGCTTCCATGTATCCCCGTCAAATTGGTATACTTCTTCTATATTCCCATTATCATCAACAAAACTAAAATAATCGCCTACTTTGGGATTGTTAGGGAATGATGTACCTGTGGGTGCTTGGTTGCTTTGGATGTAGTTTGAATTTATTGATGGTTCTCCCTGACTAGTTGATCTATTAGACCCAAAAATAACTTTGGTAACTAGTTGCTGGGCTTCTTGTGCAGAAGAAGGTATTGTTCCATTAATAATCAAATCAGAATAATTAATAAAGTTTGTTAAATAATTGAATGAATCTAAATTTTTAATTATAATAGATTCTCCCGCCAAACTAACTTTATAATTTCGCGGTAAATACTGACTAATTCCGCCTTTTTCCAGTTCAAAATGAGAATTATTGTTCGGTATTGTGTTTATTTTTACCATAGTGGTGTTATTTTTTTTGTTATTACACTAGATTTTATTCCATAAGGAGTAACAGAAGATGAATTTTTTTCTGTCTTATTTATACATGGTCCACATTCTGAAGAATTATATTCCGGAAAGATATTTTTTGAATAACATAAATATGTATCAACATCTTTAAATAATGCGTGCGCTAAATTTCTATAATAATCATATTGCATTTTTATGCTTGATGAAGACTTAGAAGAATAAAAACTACTTTGAAAATCCATATTTCCAACAGGAGTATCATTATATTCATTGAGCATAATGTAACGAGCATAAGCATAATGAGCTAATACATTTTTTAAACCTTCGTGATATTTATATCCCCCTGATTGAACTTCATATTTACCACCAAATAAAAGGGTGTGAAATATTTCATTATCTTTATTTTCAAGTACGATATACCAAAAATCTTGAAGGAGTTTCTTCATATCATGATTCTGTGCTTGTGTAATTCCCAATATTATTTTGGATTTATCACAATGGATAGACAGTTGACCAATATTTCTTACCTCCTCTATGGTTATTAATAAATTACTCATCTATTAAAGGATTAATTTTTAATTTAAATCCAAGTATTTTAAAAGTTTTTTCTATTTCATCCCTATCCCAGAAAGTTTGTTGATTGTAAAATCTTTGCATTTCTCTGTAAGACTCTCCAGAGTTGCTAAATATTGCATCACTAGAGAAGGCTAGTCCTTCCGGCAAATTTTTAAATACTCCTAAAATATTTCTTATTATACGTTTATCTGTATTTTCGAACAATTTATCATCGTATTGTGCATCTAGTTGTATAAATTTTACAGCATCTTCCAAGTTTTGACCAGCTTCAACATCAAGCCTATATACGCCTCCAGAATTTTCAGAACCAAGAAATCTCGAAAAATCATTTTGTATTTTTTCTTTTTCCTCTTTTTCTAATCCGGCACACACCATAATTAATTTACCTAAAAACGCTAATCTGGATTGTGTGTTAGTATATATAGATATTCTATGCTCACTGTCTGCATCGTTATAAGCAGGATCAATAAAGCTTAGTGGATAAATATAATCAGAAGGATTAAAAAAATAGACCTGTCCTCTAAAATCAGAGATAGCTCTTTCAAGAGAAAAAGTGTCTTTTTTATTCCTCTTATTTAAACTAAAATCATTTAATAATTGAGCCTTTAAAACCTCCTGGTTATTATTGAAAGGATAATACCATTTTCTTTCTTGACTATAACCGGACAGATAACTCCATTTTTTTTCATAATTATCATAGTAAATTTTTCCTTTACTCTCTTTGTCGTCCTCTTTGGAAATTCTGCATTTTGTATAATCTAAAACATCTAAGCTTTTAATTACTATTTTTCCATTCTCCCAGCCATATCCAATATGAATAAAAGCTCCTCCTTGATAAGTATAGCTTTTTATTACTTTCTTTAAAATGGTAGACAAAGTGTAATTTTTCCTTTTGTTTATCAAAATATCTGCGCCTTTATCTATACCTTTTCCATAAATATAGGACATCATTACATTAACACATCTTTTAGCAGTAGGAGAGCTGTTAATAATCCTTTCTATCTCATTTGGGTATAGGTTATTTGCACCATTTATATAGATCTTTTCATCGTTATGTAATACTTTAACTACTCTGCTGAATAACTCAATAAAAGACGCTCTAACTCCCATACTTTATTTACTATCTTCTTCTGGTTTCTCTATTTCAACAAGATTTTTCATATTATTAGTTTCTTCTGTTTTCTTTTTAGAAACCTTCTCTTCTTTATTTTCAACCTCTTCCTTTGTCTTGTTTACAGAAATAGAATCTAAATTCAAGTCTTCTACTTTTTTATCTTCTACCTTTGTCTTATTAGATGAAATCTTCTTCTTTTTACTCTCTTCTTCTGGTTTCTCAATTTCAACAAGAGTTTCAAATTCTTTTTTTCTGGCTTCCAGTTCTTGTTCTGTGCCATACTTCAAATAATTCTCTGCAAATTCATCGGTCATTTGGTTTCCGTATAGCCGATAAGTTCTCCGATCTTTGATGTAGGTAAATATTTTTTGGCTTAAAAGACGGTTAATTTTATATTTATTATTTTTCATTTTTAAATTACTTGAGTTATTATTTTTAGTAGATTTTACAAACAAATCCCAATCAGAATTAAAAGAGCAACTCATACAATTAGGCTTAAAACCAAACTGCTTTTCGAATAGATCTATATAGGAAAGCAGTAGAGATTCATTTTTACGAACTTCCTGCTTCCCTATATGTATCAACTCCTCCCTTGTCATTAGGCTGCCTTATTTTCAAATAAAGAATCGAAATCAGCAGTTTCTCCTCCTGGGGTTTCTGATTCATAGATCAGAGGTAAGCTGTTCTCTTGTGCTGTTTCTAAAGACTGTAAGACAATGGCATTAACCCCATTATTTGCCTGTAAGTCATTAGTATAATCTGCGGAGGATAATCCGTAATCCATTCCATAAATTTCGATTCCTCCTGTTTTAAATTGCATTGCAACTACAAAACTTCCTCTATCCAATTCATGTTGTGCTAATTTTCCTTCTGCATCAGCTGTTTGTACAATCATATTTGTTTTATGAAGGTATTGAACCATACCTTGATCTGTGGTAGATTTATCAAAAGAGCCAGAGAATGAACTGCCTGATTCCATCGCTCTATATAGATACCCTTTCTTCCCTTCTTTTAAACTGAATTTTACATGATATTTTCCAGTTTTGGAATCTATGGTTATGTTGTAAGTAGCTATATCATTTTTATTTATAATAATTGCTTGTTGGTAATATCTTTTATCTAATGAGGTACAAGCTAAATCTTGTCCCCTTTGAATTTCTGCACATAAACTGGTTACTGCCATTGTTTATTTATTTTTTAGGTTAATTATTAATTTAGATTGCAATTGCATATTCATCGGTTACCAACTTGGCTTCCATGGTAGAGTTTGTTTTAACAATTAATTTGTCATTAACATTATCAAAAACTACTTTAAAATAGTTTAAATCATCTTTTTGAGATGTTCCTATCCTCAAATTTTCTCTAGATGTAAGCAAGGCAAAGTTTGGATTTTCTCTAGGATTATTTCCACCACCACCATTTAGTTCAGGAATTTGCTTAATCGCTGTATCAATTTCACGATGTACGATGATTTTAACCCCTCTAAAGGAAATGTTCTCCTTGTTCCACAAAGGCACGTGCTGAATCAATTTAGTATCATAAATTTTTTCACAATAACCCGCAGCTCTTTCTGTTTTTTCATTTAACCAATTAATAAAAGGTTTTGCCATATAATTTGACATTTTGATTAATTGATTAGAAGGGTCATACCAAGGTTCGTCAGAGACAGAATCAATAAGATTATTTAAAGTATCAAACACTTTTTCTCCTGTCATTAATTGATCTTTGTAAGATGTAGCTAAGTTTTCATTGATGTCAACTTTTAACCCACCACCAGCTTGTGCTTGAACTAAGTAACCATTTTGTTTATTTAAATAGGGTGCTTTTTTTGACTCATCTGCCAAATAAGCATTCCTCCATTGAGCAGCTAAAAGGTTTTCTTTAATTTTGTTTATTAAGAAAGCCATATAGATGATTCCTTTATCATTTTCCTGTGGATTGTAGATTTTAAAAGTTCCATAAAAAGCAGCGAACTCATCATCAAATTTTTTTGTACAAAATTCGTATTGACATCCAAATTGTTTTAACCTCCATTCTTTCGAACTATAATTTAAATCAAGGTTACAGCTATTATACTCACAATTGTTTTCATCCATATAGCTATTGCTTGTAAAATCAGCCTCAGAAGTAATAATTGGGATTTTTTCTCCAGTTTTAACTCCAGTTTGTATGTAATGAGAAGTTGTCAGATCAGAAACCCCATAGCTCTTGGTGAATATAGCCTTAGATATTGTTGAGCTGTTACCAGCTACTATACCTTGTATAGTTTCTGCGAATTCATTAAAATTGCTTTCAAAAGTTGTATTCATTGTTTTTTAGATGTTAAGATTTTTAAGTTTTTCTAAGTAGTTTATAGAACCACCTTCATATTTGTCTTTTTTGGCTTGTTCATCAGCCATGGATGATTCTAGTTCTGTGAACTTGTTAAGGATTTTCGAAGATCTTTCAGCTTCATTTTTGAATTTTTGAAGATCTTTTATCAATATTTCTTTTTCCTCTTTTTCCTTGTTTAATTGTTTTTCTAACTCTTGGATTTTAGTATCTTTTGGATCTGTTTCAATGGGAGGGTCTTTTGGCTCCGGTTCAGCGCTATTTTTTTTAATTTCTTTTAGCGCTCCGTTTTCAAAGACATAAATAGTCCCATCAGACATTGTAACTTCTCCTTTAGCTGGTTCTCCGTTATAAGAGGCAGTATCTCCTATTTTAACTTCTTCGCTTTCTTGTACTTCTGAAAAAAGTAGTTCATTGTTTGAGGCATCAAATTCAATTTTATTGTTAGCTTTAAAGGCTTTGGTGAAAGCATTAAAACGCTTTTTTAACCATGTTTCTTTGTTGTTTTTTTCTTCCATTTTACGCATTATTTTATTTAGAAATTCAGGTTTGTATACTTCATCTACCTCAGTCCCAAACTTCATATCTAAGGCTTGATCTAAAGGGATATAGGTTTCTTGCTGCATTAATTCTCTTGCTTGTTGTTCACTCATTAGGGTGTGTTCAGTGTAGAATTTTGCTAATGATTCATTTACAAATTCAGAGTCTTCACCCATAGGTGAATATGCTTCGTGTATAAATGGTAGTATATAGGGGTTGAGTATTCGTTTATCTCCTGCGAGAAATATAACTGTACCTATAGAGGCAACAAAGCCATCGGCCCGGGTGGTTATTTTAATGCTTTTTTCTTTGGCAAATCTTCTAAGTTCTCCATAGATAGCGAAGCCTTCGTTTACATAACCACCATCTGTCTTTATCCTTACCAAAACATCAGGCTCTCCATTGTATTCCTCAAGCCTTCTTTGCAAGTCTTTCAGTGTGAAAGTATTTTCAGATTGATAATCGGAGATACCGCCATATATTTTAATCTCAAAAGCCATAAAGAACGTTGTATTTTATTCAAAAATACAGACAATGGGAGATTAGTTGTTGGACAGACTTTTGTCCAATGGTGTTAAATAAAGGAGATAAAAAAAGCCCCGTGTGGGGCTGTGGAACTTAATATGCTATTTAAGTAAATGTTTTAGTTTAAATTGGAATTTAAAACATCCAATCTTTCTCCCAAATAAATGAATTTATAAATACCCATTTATCTGCATCTTTTTTATACCAAATGGTAAAGTTGGTGTCATTGTCTTTTTCCCAGGTAACTTCTTTAATCAATATTGGTTGATCTCTTTCCTTTTCATTAAAATAATTATATAACTCTATTCTAAATTCAGAGATAATAGCTTCATTTAATAAATATTCTTCTTCTATAATAGGTTTATATTTTTCTTTAATTTGTTCAAAAGACCAATTTTTTACTTTTTCAGGATCTATAAAAGCCATTGGTTGGGTATTTATTTTACTTTTTGTAGATATAATTTCAATAGGGGTACTAACGGCGGGGTGCGATAGCTGTTTATGTTCTTGACAACTTATTTGTAAAACTAGAATTAAAACAAAAAGATTAATTTTTTTCATACTATATAGAAAGTTGTATTTGCGAACATAGAGTTTAACTGGATTAAAACATAATCTAAATGACGATTTCTCAAATTATTTCCTATATTCATAATACTTAAATAATCTAATTTAAATCCCCCATTAAGTCTATAGCTGTCATGATATTCATCTGAATGGCTTATTCCTCTAATAGGAACATTCCCTATAGCATGACCGAATTCATGCGCTACAGGATATTGTTTGTATTTAGATCTACCTGCGTATCGAGTTACTATTTTTGTATCTTCTGTATCTAAACTTATAATTTTACTATTCCAATTTACGTAGCTTGTTTGAAACCCTCCTGGAGCAATCTTAGTTACATTTACTTTCCAATGAGGATTTATCAATGCCCATTTAATATCAAAATTAACCGTAAAAGTGGTATTCTTATGCTTTTCAGCAAAAGAAGAAGTTCCTTGAACTTTTAATTTAAAATGACCTCCCCAAATTTTCCATATTCTTTGGTCTGCCAATTCATGAAATTTTCTTCTTTCAGTAATTGTCCAAGGGGTAACCTTTGTAAGCCAGTTGTATTGCCATCTTTCCTGTATAAGAATGATATTTCTACCTTCTTCTATAAAAATATCCATTCTATCAGTTCTTTTGGTTGTAGACATATAATAATAAAAATTTATCTATCCCAAAGATAATTATTTATCTGAGTGAGATAAATTTTTATTTGTTTTTTTCTCTTATTTCTTCTAACATCCTCTCTATGTCTGATATGGAGTTGATTTTAAAAACCCTTAGAATTTCTAAGGGTTTTTGATTTGTTATTATTTTTCTACATCTAATCTATCTATAACCTCAAAAAGTTCATTAGAATAATTAAATATATCATCTAATGAAGATAGCTCAAATTTATTTTCCTTTTTATTTTCATCTAAAATTGCAAGATATTTTTTTGTTGTATTAAAGTACAGACGACAAATAGTTTTTCTGTTATTATCATCAAGTAATATAGCAAAATAAGACATTGCATCTCTGTGATGAACTCTGGAGCCTTCTATTTTTTGTCTTAAAATAGTTTTCACAATTAAAAAGCCTTCTATTTCTTCTTCTGTTGTTACTACTTGATTATTATCTTTTTCTACTTCTATTTCTGTGTCAGAATTCTTAGGAGTTTTATCTTGTTCTTTGTTGAGAGCTGTATTTAACCTTTCAGTAATTAAATCACTTATATATTGTTGTACAGATTTTTTTGTTAAATCTGTAAACATTTCTAATACTTTAGAAGTTATAACACTAGGATATACCTGTTTTGCAAAGTGTTTTACAAACTCGGGAGAAGGCTCGTTAAATTCTTGATTTAATATTTTCTTTATTTCATTTGTGTATTTTAATTCACTAGCTGTATTTGTGATATTATCTATATCAAAATATGATTTATGAAATTTCTTTAATTCTTCAATTTGGGCTGTTTTGATTTTAGTTATATCAAAAGAAAAGAATGGTTTGTCATCCATTTTATTTGGCTCAACAAGATCAGAAAAAAATTTGTATTCAATACCATTAGTTAATATTGAAAACTTAGCAGTAGTAGTATGGAAATATCTAAATAGTTGTGATTCATTATCAATAGATAAGGGTACACCATGCCATTTACACTCTATCAAGATTATAGGGTTACCATCTTTCATTAAGGCATAATCAATTTTTTCTCCCTTTTTTATCCCTACATCAGCAACAAATTCAGGAACCACCTCAAAAGGATTGAAAACATCATAACCTAATTCTTTTATAAAAGGCATGATAAAAGCGTTTTTTGTAGCTTCTTCTGTAAGAACTTGCTCCCTTAATTTTACAACTCTATCTCCAAGAACCTTAATTTGATCTTTGAAATCCATAATAATTTATTTTTCTCAAAGATAAATATTTATATTATATTAAAGTATTATAATAATTGTTTATTTTATTTCTTCCTGTTCTTTTTTAATAGTTTTAAAAACATTGTCTAAATCATTAAAAGAATTTATTTCATAAGTTCTGCCATTAGATTTAATAAACCCTATTACTCCGTCATTTATAAATAAATCAACTAAATGTACATTTAAAGTATTTGCTATCTTTTGTAAGGTATCTAAAGTAGGATTGCCATTTAAAGATTTAGAAAGTCCTACTTCTGTTATTCCTATTTTTTCTGCTAAATCTTTAAGCATTAATCCTTTATTTCTACAAATTTCCTTTATTCTATACATTTTAAATTTAAATTAGTGCAAATTATTTTTCACTTAATTTATAAAAAACTGATGTTTCTAATTTAAGATTCAACATATTTAAAAGAGAATTTAATTTACCTTCTCCAATGTCTGGAGCTTCTTTTCCTTTAGCTATATTCTTTAAATAAAAAAATTGCCTTCTACTTATAAAATGTTTGTCTGGGTCTATTCCGTCAGTAGTTAAGCCATTATCTTTTAAATACTTTTCAAATAACTCTACTATTCTTTTATATAGGTCTTGTTTGCTTTCAAAAATATCTTTCATAAGACAAAGATAAAAAATATTATAAAAAAAGTGCATAAAAATTTGCACAATACAAATAGTGCAATTATATTTGCACTATAAAATAACAACAGATAATACAAACAACATGAAAACGATATTAAAAAATATAATGATTGAAGCTTGGAAATTTTTTAGAACTACAGGTAAAGAATTTTCAGAATGTTTAAAACAAGCTTGGAGAAATTTTAAACTTGTTCAAGCTATGAAAAAAGGTATCGTAAAATTTTACTTCACAAAAGTAAATGGAGAAGTAAGAGAGGCTTGGGGTACTTTAAATGAAAAATTCCTGCCTGTAATTTCAGGTATTGACAAAAGAAAGAAAAATGAATTTGTACAAGTATATTTTGACACAGAAAAGCAAGAATACAGATGTTTTAAAAAACTAAACTTGATATAAACCTTAAAAAATAAAGCCATGAAAACAATAAGTATATCCTACGAACAAAGACTAAATATTAACGGGAAAATAGGATATGTAGATTTTATAGGGGAGGACGTAATAGTACTAATCAATGATAGTAGCACAACAGAAGTTATAAATATTAAAGACATAAAACAAATAGAAACATTAACAAACAATCCACAAGGATGGTCAACAAAAGACATTCATTACAATTAATAAAACTTTAAAACCCCAATACCATGCAAGAATTAGTAAAAATCACAGAACAAAACGGAAAACAAGCAGTAAGTGCAAGAGAGTTGCACACGTTTTTAGAAAGTAAGCAACAGTTTTCAAACTGGATAAGAAACAGGATTAAAAAATATGGTCTTATTGAGAATCAAGATTATATAGTTTTTAATAAATTTATTAAAAACCTAGAGGGAGGAAGACCTCTTGATGAATATGCCTTAACCCTAGATTGCGCAAAAGAATTAGCAATGGTAGAGGGAAATTTAAAATGCAAACAAGCCCGACAATATTTTATAGAATGCGAAAAGAAGTTAAGAGAAGTAACACAAAGACAAATAGGAGAGGTGAAAGACCTAAAAACCATTGAAGCTAAAATAATGGTTGCTAGATTTTATTTAGAAGTTTGCAGCCCAAATGAAAATTCTAAACTCATGCTTATGCACTCTATTGCCAACCCTGTGGGCTTAGACCTTCCAGACTACACGACCTCCAAAGATGTGTTGCGTTCAGCATCTGAGCTGCTTAAAATAAACAACATAGGTATGAACACAAGACAACTAAATCAATTATTATTACAAGAAGGAATTTTAACCGAAAATTCAAGACCTTCAAATAGCAAAGCAGCTAAAGATGGAAAGAGTTATTTCAAAACATTAACAGAAAAGGGATTAGAATACGGAGAAAACCAATCCTCAATTCATAACCCTAAAGAAACACAACCCTTATATTATGAAAATAAGTTCATGGATTTATTAAAGTTATTGAATTTATTGTGAGTTCCTTTCATTTTGTATCTTTACAGCTGTTGTTACAACTTACAACTGCAATTGATGGGTGCGCAGGCTGTTGTGAGTTCCTTTCATTTTTAAAATTACAGCAGTTGTTACAACACACCATTATCTTTCATTCTTTGTATTTTCGTTGTGAGTTCCTTTCATTATTAAAATTACAGCAGTTGTTACAACCCTTTAATCCTATAAATAGTTGATAGGTAAATATTTAGAAACTAAATTAGGATTAAAAAAAACTAAAAAACCGAATAAAAAATTATTTTTTATTCGGTTTTTTTATTTCTGATATTTAGTGTTCTTAAATGCTCTAATATTATACAAATTTTATTGAATTATTGTTGGAGTTAACTCTTCTTTAGCTCTATCAAATTCCTCTTGCGTAATAATACCCAAATCCAATAAGTCTTTTTTCTCTTTCAATAATTTGATAGCCTGTTCTTTAGTAATTTTTGCATTAGTTAGTAATATTTCTCCTGTGTTATAAGCTTGATCAAAATTTAATACAGTAATATATTTTGTTAATGGTATTTTTTGCCCTTGAACAGGTTGTGTTTGTAATTTAATTCCATAAGTACCCATGCTTCTGAAAATTTGGATTTCTTCTATTGTTATATAATTACCTGTTAAAGTTCCATTTACATAATCAATACCTCTTAATAATGTACCATTTAGAGTTCCAAATATTAAAAAACTAAAATCGCCTCCAGTACCTTGTTTATTTGAAGGAATACCGAGTTTTAGAGTATCTCCTTTTTTTATACTATTGCCATCTTCAGTTATATATGTTCCAACTATACAGTTGTTAGAATATTTATTTCTAAAATTACTATCAGAAAACTCATTATAATTAAAAGTTTCCACTTCCTTTAATTTTTGCCCAAATGAAAACACGCAAAGAGTTAATAAAAAGAATAAGCTTATTTTTTTCATAAGTAAAATTTTAGCCCAAAAGTAATGATTTTATCTCAGTTGGAAAATAAGATAGTGTAGTAAATTGTAGAAGTATAGAGATATAGTAGTAAATAATGAAAAACAAATAAATAATATGATGTAAGCAGTAATGTTATTTATTTTAGTATAATGTTTTTTATTATTTTTAGGATTTACAGATTCAACAAAATCTAATAAGATTCCCATTAAAAAGAACAAGGCTAATAGTGAACTTATTATACCAAATATTTTTTTGTACCATGATATATCATTTAAGTAAACCCAAGGAAAAATAATAAGAATAAATGATGATAGAAACAATATTATTGATATAAAATTAATTAGTTTTAAATAAATTTTGTTTCTGACAATAGATTTATGTTCTTCTTTATTAACTCCTAAATATTGAATATTTATATTTATTACTCTGTCAAAAGGAATTACAAAACAGTCCCCTGGGATATCTTTAAATTCTTCTTTTTCATCTTTCCTTTTTTTAGCATTAGTTAAATAAATAAATTTTAAATCATTAGTTTTCTTATCAGTAGTAAATTGAGATATAACCCCTGAATATAGTATGGTATCCTCACCGTTTAACCTAAATAAAATATCAGCAAAAGTTTGATTAATTTTTTTATTTATATGTTTAAAAGGTTTAGTTAATGAGATCTCTCCTTTAAAGTAATAGTGCCAATGATTAGAAAATCTAAATAAAGGAAATTTAACGTCTAATTTTAATATTCTTACAATTTTATGAGATGTAAATCCAATAAGTATAGCTAAAATAACAGATGTAAATAAATATTGAATCAATAGCATTATAACCTCTATGTCATAGGGAGGGATTTTATTTTTTGATAAATTTTCATAAATATTATTAATATGAGTTTGATCTGTAGTAAAAGTTGACGAAGAGGCTAAACTCGTTAATAACAAATTAAATATGACTACAACACTTCCTAAAAAAATAGTAGAGATGACGTTGTTGGCTGTTGAAGTATTATTGAATTGGTTTGAAAATTCACCTAAATAATAAAATCTTTTTAAAATGAGTCCAGGAATGATAATGGTTATTATTAGAAATATAATATTTAAAACTAGTAAACTAGCATCCATTATTAAAATTAATTAAGAAATTTTTAAAACTCTGCCATCCTTCATTTTGATTTCGATAGGTTCAATTTCCTTATTACCTGTTTCGTTTCTTTTATTCATAGCTTCATTCAATCTTTTAATATATTCAGGATTAGATAAAAGTTCTTTACCGTCTTTATCAATTAATTCCATATCAGAACCAAAGAAAATATCAAATACATTAGATACAGACTTTAAAGCTCCTATAAATGCTTCTTTAAGTATTAATGTAGTATTTTTCATGACTTTTAATATTAATAAGTTACATTACACCCCCTAAAAATGAGATGAAATTTCTAGTTAATAACTTAGAAAGCTTACGCAAATATATATAATTCAGCTTAAATATGTATTTATATTTACATATTTTTACCTTTCCATTTTTTTTATAGCTCGTATGATGGTTTTGATATCTACTCTAAACTCCTCAGCGGTTAATTGGTATTTTTCCATTTTACTTAGTGAATTATCTACTCCTTTATAGAACTTATACATTTCATAATGGTTTACTACAGAACAGCTAATTAAGCCCCCTCTTACCATCCTTTTAAATACACTCTTATTTTTATTTATTAATTCTCCTACACATTCCATTTTTCACACTTTTCAATGCTTTGTCTTAATTTATAAGGCAATTCACACCCACATTTCACACAATATTGCTCTGAAATCAAAGGGATTCGCTTGTCTTTTACCCTCAAAAAGCTAATAGGCTCCATCTTCATAAACTCACATCCTGCACATATTTCAGCCCTTTTTTTGGCTAATTCTTCTATTGTTTCAACAGGGGCATTAAAATTATTAATACCCTGCTGAACTGGATCTATTCCATTTTTAGAAATAGTTTTTATTTTTTTTAAAAAACTAGAAACCCGCTCCATCGCTTATTCTTTGGTTTTTACTTAACTGACTGATACCTTTTTGACTTCCTGCTTGGCTGCCTTGCAGGCTTCCTATTTGTGAGCCTATCTGACTTCCTATTTGTGAGCCTTGTTGACTACCTATTTTACTTCCATTTAAAGCCCCTTCATATACCCCTTGTTTTATAGAGGAGGAGAGGGATGATAAATCAAAATTATTTGAATTTTGACTGGAGGCTAAAATCATTTGAGTGTTAACTGGGAATCCCTGAAACATGTCAGAGGTTGGGCGTAGTAACTCTATATTCTGCCACCCTCCGTAAGCTTCTACATCTTTATGATTAAACACTACTTCTTTTCCATGCACAGCTCCTCTTTCTTCGTAAATGGAACTACCTCCAGTATATCCTCCTTTGAAGTAGCCTTGAGAGGGCTCGTTTTTTCTCAAAGGCGAAACTTGTATAGCTGTTACTACTCCTTTACCTACCTTCTGCAAGCCTTCTGTAGCATTTCCCATATCTACACCAGCTATTTTGGCTACCTGAGCAAATCCAAATACCCCGGTAGCAATTGCTTGAGCAATTGCGTACCCTGGAATAGGTAATCCCTTTTTGGTAAATGTTTCTAACGTGTTAACAATTGATGCATACGTGCTAATAGTAGTTGCTGCAATAGCAGCTGCTTTCCCCGCCATTGCTTGCTCTCCCATAACTTGAGCTACACCTTGAGCTATTTGTGCGTATGCTTCAAGCTCTGCTAGCTTAGCTTCTTGCTGTAGTTGAATAAGGGCATTTTTATATTCGTAATCCATATTATAAAGGGCAGAATTTAAATAAGCTTTTCTTTCTAAAGTTGCTTGGTCTATTTCGTAATTAATATCTGCCATTTTAAGGGCTTGTTCTTGCGTTTTTATTTCTACTAATTCATTTTCAAGTTTAATTCTTTCTTCATTTTGTTGGTATTCATTTTTTATTTGCTCAGATTTAATTAAATACTCGCTTGCTCCACTACTAATTAAAGCTTCTATTTTTTGCTTAAACTCTAAAGCTTTTGCTTGTTTCTGCTCTGCGAGTATTTGGGCGTTATATTTATCTTTATTTTCCTTAATTTTTTTGTCTGTTTCGCTTTCCAATTTAATTTTTTCATATCCAAGTTTGGTGGTAATTTCTAAGATTTTAGCGTTCTTTTCCTGTTCGTTTTTAATCGTTTGGCGGGCTTGTTCTATTTGATTTTTAGCTTCTTGGTCGAGGAAATCTTTTTGCTTGTTTTCGATTTCTTTTAAACGCTCCGCTTCTAGCTGTAAAAGCTTTTCATTAGTTCTTTTACTTTCATCTAATTTGCTTTCACTAGTTCTAATAAATTCGTCTAATTCGGCTTTCATGATAGCTAAGCTAGAGTTGGATATGGCTTGTAAAGCCTTTAACTGCTCCTGAGCTTGTTTTAAAGATTCATTGTCTTTTTTTGAAGACCCGGATTTTTTAGTGTTTTGCGAAGGTGGTTTAACAGCGGTTGGCTTCGTTGAATTAGCTTCACCTCCTTCATCCTTTAAAGCAGAGGAACTAAACTCAATTTTATTCAGTTTGCCGTTTACGGTTGTGTTTATAGCGCTTTCATAAGCATTTTTAATGTCTTTAGCTCCTGAGATAGCAATGTCTTTCATTCCTATAAATCCATCTTTTAAGGAATCTTTTATACCATCTAGATCTAAGGTTAAGAGAGATTTAATTAACCTCGCGCTACTTTTTAGATTATTCCATAGTAATTTGAGTGCAGACGTAGCAATTGACATTTGAACCTGAAATATAGTTCCAATACTACCAATGGCCCCTCTAAGAAGCATCGAACTATTGTACGTTTCAATAAATCCGTTAGCAAATTCAATTATACCATCAATCATTTTAATTAATGTACCATTCACCCAAGATTTTCCTTGTGCTTTCATCATTTCAAATGTACCCCCAGACGTATTGAATAACTGCGCCCATTTTTGATTTAAAGCCTCTGTTGATTTGATTTCAATCTGTCTAGCTTTTTCGATTTCCGTTAATTCTCGGTGGGTATTTTCAAGACCATTATTTAGGGCTTTAACGATATGCTCGTAACCTCCAGTATCTTCACCCATAGAACCCATTACATTAGCTACTACCGCCCCTGTATCTTTGAAAGATAAACCAAGTTCTTTACCTTTTTTTATTAGTTTGTCTAATACCTCACGACCTTGTACCTCTCCAGCTTTATATTGCTTAATTAAATTATCAATAAAAGCTTTGCCGAAAGTATTATCTAAACTTTCTTTTCCCGCTTTATTTAGATCATTGAAACGTATGGAAAATTCTTTGATAGTGTCAACAAGTTTATCTTTATATGTACCTGCTTTCGCTCCTTCTTCCATAATAGAGAAGAACTCATCAGCAGAATAACCCATATTTTTAAAGTGTGAGACATATTCAGAAGTATTATCAAAGAAATCTTCTGCACTCTCTCCAGAACGTATAAAACCATTCGTCACTTTATTAAAGGCATCTTCATAACTAATACCCATGCTATTTGCCACCGCATTAACAGCATTTAGGGTCTGTTTTTCGCTTTCTCCTGATTCTTTAGACAAAGTTCTAACCTTTACTGTTAAATCCGTTAGAGCATCCCCTGAAAGACTTGTAAATTGCTGAACCAAACGTGTGGATTTGCTCATTTCGACATTATAATCATACCACATTTTTGTGAGTTTTGCGACTCCTGCTAAAGCAATTAAAAATGCACCAATAGGGTTGGAGCCTAGAGCTAATGCTTGAGAGTATAGACCTTTAAATTCTCCTGTAAGAGCCTGAACAGGAGTAGCCCCCCCTTGTAAAGTTTCAAATAATCCCTCTAATTGCCCTCTATAATTTCCTACCTCTACTTGATTAACTCCTGTAGATTTTTGAAGCTCCTTATACTCTTTATCTTGAGCCTGGATAATATTTAATAATCTTCCTCCAACTTCAATATTGTTTCTCTGCCCTGTTGTTAAGTCTCTATATATTTTCCTATTATTAGCAAGAGCTTGACTAAGCTGGTTAATAGACCCGTCCGTTTTTATTATAACTTCATATTCATCCACCAAGGTTTTATTAAAAGCATCAACCTGTCTTTGAGAGTTTCTTAATTCTTGTTGTTCTTTTCTTAAAGCAGACGCATTTAATTCAAGTTCATTTCTTAGTCCTTTATTTTTGTCTTGCAGCTCTTTTATTAACCTTGCTCTTTCTTTATATTCATCACTATTCGACTTTCCTTGTCTTGCTAATGAACTTAATACTTCGCTGTCTCCTAAGATGGTTTTTTCGTTTTCTTTAATTGCATCAGTAAAAAATTTTACTTCTCCTTTTAATATTTCAACCTGTTTTCTAGCTTCTGCCGCCTTACTCAAAAAACTATCAACATTTAAGTCTACTGTAGTGACTTTTACATTTTGTGTCTTCTCCAGTTCTTTATTAACCTTTTGCAGTGATATAATAGTTGCTTGAGCATTTTTTTGAGATGCATCTGAATTTGCCTTTTCCTTTTGTTTTGTCATCTCCAGAATTTCATTAGCTCTGGTTCTTTCTTTGTTTAATTGGGCAACTTGGGCTTGTAAATTAGCAATAGTTTCTGCCTGAGCCCGCATCGAGGCTTTCAGCTCATCCATTTGCTTTTTGTTCTTTTCTAATTCCACATTCATGGATTTATCAGAAGTGGTAAAAAGATTTACAACCTTAGATAGTTTTTCGTATTCAGAAGTCATCGTATTTAATGATAAAATAACTCCATCCTGTTCTTTTTTTACAATTTGTAATTTTTGGGTATAATTTTGAATAGATTTTTCAAGTAAACTTGTATCCCAATCAAGTTCAGCAATAGATATTTTTTCTGCCATTTTTTTGTCTTTTATTAAGAATATGCTTTAAAGCCTGATGAAATTATAGGTTTATAATATATATCACCTTCAGTGGTGTTTAGTTTTACTTCAATATTTCCACTTATAAACCCTTCATAGGTAGTAGCAAAATCACTTTTTCCTATTTTTATTTCTAATGGGTTTGAAATATTTAATATCTCATTTTTGTTCAAAATTGAATAAGTTTTTTCTTGTATATCAGGTTCAAGAATAGTAGTGTTTTTTAAAATTTCTTTATTATCTAACACGCATATACTAACTATTGGATCTTTTTTATCTCCAAAGCCAACACCCACATATTGGTAATTTGAAACTATAAAGTCTAAAGTGTTTGTACTTGATATATATTCAAGAGGAATAGTTAGTTTTATTAGTATATGACCTTCATGATCAAACCATTCTAATGGTAAATAGATTTTTTTATCTATTCCAACGCTATTCTCACCAACACTATTATTTAAAGAAGTATTTGAACATCTCCCATTATCAAGCTGAAACCTGAAATCGTACAATCCATATGGTAATTTAATTGAAGTAAATACATTGTTACCATCCGTTTGAAAATTAACTTTAGCTTTTTCCCATTCTGTTTTTTTAATTGAGCGAAAGTAAATATGATTTATATAGCCATCTAAGTAAGGTAAAGAAATTTTAAAAATTTGATTTTTTTCTGAGGGATTATCAAAAGGCTCAATTGAGAAAGATGTAACAATTGGACAGGTGGTTAATACATCACTCTTTACTCTAATAAACTCTCCTTCAATTTTTGATTTTGATACATTTAATGAATTTGGAATATAATACATGCCTTCTTGCTTAAAATAATAAATACCTTTCAAGTCAAAGTGTTCTAAAGCTCCTTTTGATAGAGCTAAGTTTATTGTGTGTATCCTTAAATCATTTAAAATTTGCTCTGTTTTTTGCCAATAATTATTTATAATTTGTTGATATTTTAGACCTTCAAAAGTTGCAATAGGCGCATTTGACACATTATTTTTTGAAGTTTTAAGAATACCTGAAATAAGATTTACATTAACTAGGGTAGGGTGAAGTTGTCGCAAAATATAAAATCTTTTATCTAGTTCCTTATATTTAACTGTTATAGTTTCTTCTTTTTGATCAACCTGCTTGTCCCAAATTTTACACACCGGCACAACAATCTCACTAAATCCTGTATGAATAGTCTTGTCTAATTTTTCAGGAGAGTAAAATTTAGACTCAAAAATTGTTGTTTCATCTTCTAAATTAACATCATCTATTTTTATATAACCATCGTTGTAGTCTACATCACTATCATTGTATTTATATCGAAAATAATTTAATTGTGCATAATTATTTATTTGGTATTCCTCATTGGTTCTATTTGAGTAAAATTTGCTATAGTCATATATCTTTCCTTTATTAATACGCTCATCAATGGTTAAAAAAGTAGCGATTTTGTCATATTTGTCGATATATATTGATAATCCAAAATCTGTCACGAACTTTTTAAATAGATCTGTTATTTTAAAATCTTTTAAAGCCAATTGAAAATCTGCCTTACCGGCATCTAACGTATTTATAGATATTTCAATATTGTATAAATGTAACTCTCCGTATTGAAATACGTTTTTTTCCCACTGGTTAGGACCTAGATTATTTCCAATTCTATCTCCACCCATGGTGGGTTTTATTCTAAAATTTATAACATCATTTGGTTTTAGATTATAAATAGTCTTGTTAACAGGTTGTGTTAATTGGCTTATTGGAACTCCCGAAGGCGATTTAACCACAAAACTATTAACCTCAGCTTTTACAATTTCATTAACAAGAATTTCAAGAGTGAATGTGACATATTCGTGATAGGTTTTGACTTTAGCGTCATTTGGATTATAAGATGTTCCGAAAGGGTCATAATATTGCGACACTAAGTCAACATACCCGTTAAGTGCAATACTTAATTCAATAGTTTCAGGCTCATCTTGTGGTATTTTTAATCCCCAGTTATCAATAAGAGTATAACCTTTATTAAGAGCTTTATCAGATATTGAAATTTCATTCCATTTTTTATAGGAATTATCCTTTTGCATCTCCTCGCTTGTAGTGATTTTGACGAACCCTCCTTGAGAAGGTATAAAATTATTACCCCCTGTATATTTCTTAAGAAAGGGTCCATTTTTTCCCTCTAATATATTTTCAACGCTTTCTTCAACAGGAATTGTAGGTTTAGGATAAGTAATCCAACTATTAAGATAATCAGGAGAAGAAAATACAGAACCAATAAATGTCCATTGAAATCTTTTTGCAATTTCGTCGATTATATATTTTAATCGAATAGATGGTACTAAATAATCTATATTTATGGATTTGTCTAAATAGATGTTTCCGTTATAGTCAGCCAACAAATAACGATAGTATTCGTTAGAAAAAGAATTAATAACTGTATCTATGTTTTTTATATGGTTTGCTTTAGATATATCTAATTCTCCACCTCCTACATTTTTATTTTCAATGTCTTTATAAAGGTCAATTACACCTTCGTAAATATGAATATTAAATTCCTCGTCAGAATTTTCAATTACTGCCCAACCATTAGAAATTAGAGTCGCTCCATCAACTTGATACGTACAAGTGTTTTTTTTGTATGGTCTTCGAGAAATGTCACCAATTAAAGATAATCCATCGAAAATTTTTAAATTATTGGCTGTTTTAGGAACTGAAAAACTATCAGAATATGTACATTTATTTTCTTGAATTGCTCCAATATCAGAAACTTGATATTTAATTTTTATATCTGTGTCCTCATGAAGATCTACGAGTTGATTATTAATTCTTAATATTTTCATTCTAATTTCTTACTGTATATTGTTTATCAAAGCTTAGTTTCACTTGAACTTCTTTTGTTTTATATTGTGATGTAAAAGCAAAGTCTTGATCTTTAATGAAAACTCTTTCCCATTTATATTTAATTCCTTTTTCTACTTTTTGAACAAAGACATTTGGAGATTGGAATAGGGTAATAAATAAATCAAAATACTCTCCCTCTAGGGTAGTTGTAAGAGTTATATTCTTTTGCTGGTCCATACCTAGGGTAGATTGATTTGGATCTTCAAAATCTATAGTCTTATCAGAATCTGAACTAGTAAATAAATCTATTCTACCTATCTCGTCAACACTATAAGATTCTTCAAATGATCGAAAATACCAGAAATAATAATCTGTATTTAACCCATACCAAGTAAGATAATAACCAGAGCAGCTATGAGTGGGAATTTTTTTAATTTCAATGGTAGGATTATATAACTTTATAAGATCGATATTATCTGTTATAAATCTAGTTTTTAAGTCCTCCGATAACCAGGAATAAACAAAACCCATTCCATCCCAGTAAACTTTTTTTACCACATCGTCGATTATGAATTTATCCCACACTATATCATCTAAGAGAGATAAATTTATGGAGGTGTTTTCTATTGCGATATTGTTAAAATCTCTCGCTACAAAAGAAACCGTAGCTTCCGCAAAATGAACATTAGGGATAGATGTTAATTCTTTGGAAGTGTAATTGCTTAAATCAAAAACAAAAGGATAAAAAGCTAATTTTAACCATGCCTGTATTTCTGCATTATAATTTTTTTCAATTGGATAAATAATATTACTATACATTTGTCCATTTACAGAATAAGCGATTTGCATATTTTTCGTGTTATTATCAGTCGTAATGCTTAAAATTTTAGGTGAATTAACTTTTACTAATTCTTCGTTTTCAATTCCTTTAATGACCATTTTTTAAAAGTTTTTTTAGTATTTCAATTAATCTCTGTTGGTATTCGGGCAATAAAACTTTTCCTACCTGCAGGGCTATTTCTTGTTTATTTTTACTGTCTTCCAAAACCTTTAATAGGTTATTTTCTCCTTTTTGAAAGGTTCTTGTACCGTTTTTTGCAATGGTTTTTGCTACTGCATAAGGGTTAGCTTTTATTCCTTTTTGTTTTAACCAAAGGGCAATAGCAGCAATAGGGGGTAATTTCCCTGATGCTCGTCCATGAATCATATAATGAGTATAATTGGCTCCCAATATTTCTATTGTATTTCCTCTTGTTCTAACATCTAACATCCTCGACCATTGCCCGGACGCTCTTAATTTTAAGCGATCGTAGTTTGGAATAAGAATTTTTTCACATACATTTCGCCCTATAACTTCTAGACCTTTTTCTTTACTTTTATTCATATAGTCTGAAAATGAATTTAATTTTTAATCCGTTGTAAATATTGGACAGGTAGTTATAAACAATAGATATTTTTTTTCTATTAACCTGAACATCATAACCTAAGGCTCTACAAAAATCAAGGACATTCTCCCCTGAGAAACAATCTATTAAAGGTTTGTATATCTTATTCCAGTTGCTTTGTTCTATAGGATAACCCGTTATTTCATTATAGTTATTGGAAAGTAAGGCTCCTGTTTTTAATACATAAAGATCAAAAGAATAATCAATATACTTCTGAGAGGGATAACCTGTTTTTTTATCATAAGTAACTACGTCATCAATTTCTAATTCGGTTAAAAAAAGATGATTACAACATTTTGTTTCTTCTTTTAGTTGATGGATGGATGCTTGAGATTCAACCAATGGAGCAGAAAAATCCCAACACTCTCCACATTTTTTTTGATCATTCCAAATTGTCGTTTGTTTTTCCCAAAATTCAATGATATCGAAGTGCTTCATCTTTTTATTTTATTTTTTCTCATTAAAACTTTAGAGTACGCTTGTTGAAAGTTATTAGTGACTTGATTTTTATATAGTTTATTTAATACATCGAAATAGGATAACTTTACTATCTTCTCCCATTTAAGAATATCTCCACCTGCTAAAGCATCAATGGTATTAATGACACCAAATTGATTGAAGTTATTTATTCCAGCTTCAAGTTCTTCGGAAGTAGGGGGGGTATTAAATAATTCTTTTTCTACTTGGTTGATTGCTTCTAATTCATCCATAATCCAAAAAAGAAAGGATAATAAATCAGAGTTTGAAATCTTTTTTATTTCATCTAACTCTGTATGGTTATCGTTTTCTTTCAGAATTAGTTGAATAACTTGTAAATATTTAGCATCTTTTATATAGTTAACTAAATTTATTTTTACACATTCAAATGAAGTAAATTTTAAAGGTTTACAATTAGTATTTAGTAATTCATTTTTTCTTTTAATGGCTTGCTTTATCAACATAAAGTCCTCTTGATCTATTGAGTTTAAATCATGAATCAGTTTTAAGTTTATATTTTCATTTGTCATATTATTCGGCTTGAAAGTATGGTTACAGTTTTTTTTGGTTGTAGATCGAAGAACATTCTCATAAGTATCATATCCCTATAGTCAGGAGATCTTCCTATATCTTCTTTTATTCTTGCCTTTTTTACAATGGATAATTTTTTGGTAACTGCTGGATCTATTTCAATTGTCCCAAGCTCTTGGATAATTCTTTCTTTTTCGGACGGAGATACATCTGCGTTGATATAAATCCCAGCTGTGTTTATTCTATCAGCTAACTTAAATAAACATTGAGATTGCAAGTTTTCATATTCCGGTACTTCTGTTTTTCCATTAGTAATTTTTTCTTCTAAAGGCCTTGCATTATTCTTAAAACCTACAATACCGCAATTGTCTACTACACCGCCTCCAACACCATCTTCATCTGCAATGCATTTATTTTTAGGTATGTTATATTTTACTCTTAGAGCTTCAATTACAGATTGTATTTCAGTTGTTTTACTAATATCAAAGCTTATTATTTCTTCCAATATCCACCCATCCCAAACCCCTATTTTAGCTTCGTCAGAACCAAACCTTGCAATATCTGCTGTTAGATAATAGTTATTTGTTTTTTGAATGTGATCATTTTCAAAAACGCCAATTAAGTCATCATAACTACATAAAGCATATGGATTGTCGTCATATTCCCAATTTCCATTTAATAATCTTTCTCTTTTTGCTTTGTCTTTGGTTCTTTTTAATCTTTCTATGTAGCCATTTTCAATAAATGGATTATCTTGAACAAAGGCAAGGAGCATTTTTTTATGAGCTTCTAAATTATTTTCTTTAAAAGGTTTATAAAAATCTGTGTACAACCAATTTTTCTTTGGATTACATGTTATAAAAACTTTAGCAGTAATTTTATATAAGTCGTTATAGTGCCTTCCTATTCGGGTTTTTAACACATCATAAGCCCCGAAATTTATTTCACCTGCTTCTTCAATCCACCCTCCTGTATATTCAGTGGACCCAAAACGTTCATAAAGAGGATCTCTAGGTAGATATTTAAGTTCTAATAAATCAATTCTACTACCATTTTCAAATTGAATGAAGTTTTTTTGACCGTTGTATTTAAATGATCCTGCTTCATAGGTTTTAGCAACTTTAAAAAAAGTTATTAGAGTAGATTCTGTTATCCTTTTTAGTTCTTCTCTACCAATAAACCATTTAGATCCAGGATACGCAAGAGAATTAAATAACAACCAAGAACACCCTGTCCAACTTTTTGCACCCCCTGCAGCTCCTCCATAAGAAAATTCTTCCGTCTCTTTATCTGTTAAAATTTTTAATGCTTGTTGTTGTTTTAAATGTCTCTTTCCCTCAATGTTAATAATAAAATCAAAAATACCTCTTTTGAAGGCTTCAATTTTAACATCTAATGGAGTGATTCCTTTAATTAGTTCGCTAATATGATTAGTTGATATTTGCATTTAACAATTCTTTAATTGTTTCATTTGAAAGGCTTGAAAAGTTAATGTTACTTTTCTTTTGTTCGTTGTTTTTTTCATACCCTCCTAAATGTTTCAATAGCTTGTCGATAGCCCCCTCTTTACTTACAAGTTTTATTTTCTTTATTAATCCTGTAAATTTCATACTTCCCGGAGCCCCGTCATTAATTCCTATTGATGTTGATTCCTCTATTTCTAAACTAGCAATGGCGTTTCTTGTGCCTTTTGGTATTTGATTAATTGGCTTTATTGTTCCATCATCATTTAGTATATCTACAGGGTCAAACCTAGCAATATCAGCAAGGATTTTAACCAGCTCGTCAATGGTTATTTTATTTCGCTCTTTTACTTCAGTTCTTAGATTGGTCAGGTAATTTTGAATTTCAGGTTTTTTCAAGTTTTCTTGACCTATGGCATAGGCTGTTTTTTTTGAATATCCAGCCCTTATTGCTGCCTGAGTCGCGTTAAGATCCAGAACATATTCTTCGCAAAATTGTTTTTGTTTTAGAGTTAATTTTTTTTCAGTCATCTTGCGTTTTAAAAATGAGTGATTTCCACCTTTTTGTCTTCACACCCTTCTTTACTTTTCTTCTTTGTTTTCTTATTGGAAAAGAATATAGCGGGTAAGAATATTATAAATGAAATTATGGATGCGCTAAAAAGAATAATAGTAGGAGATAGTACCCACCACCAAGACCACAGTACTATCTTTAAGATCTTAAGTGCTATAAATAGCGCTTGAGCTATTATAAATATATAAGCACAAATATTGATTTCTTTACTTTTCATTTTATAGATGATTTATTTTTTTGAAGTAATTACTTATCTCTTTTCCTCTTTTTTCAATGGATTGGAAAAGTTTTTTTCTTTGGTTAGAGGAAAGGGATTTATTGTTAGTGAAGTAGTCTAATTGAATTTGAACTTCTTTTCTTTGTTCTTCAACTTTGAGGTTAAAGTCTTCTATATTTTTAATAAAAATAATTTTCATAAAGAGCATTTAAAAAAAAAGAGAGCCTAACATAGCTCTCTTAAAATTCTAATAAATTATTTTAAATCAACAAGGGATAATTAAATAAAGAGCGCTTACATTCCCTACACAAATATAGGGTTTTTATTCATAATAACAAATTATATTATAGTTATTTAATTACTTTTATTTAAAGTAAAGATTTAAGTATAAAGCTGAGTAAATTTGTTCATTCTTAAAATTAAAATTAAGGTTTATTAATTTTTTTAAAATTTTATTATTTGTAACGTAATCAGGATAAATAATATATATATATTAGTAAAAAAATATAAAAATATGAAAAAATTAAATCATTTGTTTTCTCTTTTGTTTGCTTTGTCTCTTTTGTTTATTTCCTGTCAAAGTGATTCATTTAGTGATATATCTGAAACACCTGATCTAAAGGTGATGAATTTTACTTATAATGGTAAACAATACTCCAGCACTTATACCATAAAAAATGATTCTACATATGTAATAAATGATAATGAAGTTCAATCATTGTATAATGAGATCATAAACAATCCAACACTTTCTATATTAGTTAATGAAGATGGTAGTATAGAGTATTATGAAAATTATGAAAAAATTAAAGAGAAAGCTTCATTAAAACCGTTTAGTAATTTTAATGTAGTTAAGAGTGGTTATGTTATAATGTATGAGCACGATAATTATTTTGGCAGAAGTATAGGTTATAATATTCCAGTTATAGCTAAAGGTGTCCCGCGTGAACTGAATGATAAAATTACATCTATATACGCACAAGGAACTTACAACTTTTCAGTTACTATATTTGAACACGGTGGTTTAGGAGGAAGAAGTTTGACTCTTAAACCTGTAAGAGTAAATAATCAATATATATTAGAAGTGTTTAATTTAAAAAGCTATAAATATGGGGGAGGTTTTTTTAATCTAAGAAAATGGAATGACAGACTTTCGTCTTTTAGAGTTGATTAATAGTAATTTAAGAAATTTATATAAGCTACTTTTAAGTAGCTTTTTTTGTTGACCAAATAAGAAATATCTGAATATAAGATTCTTTTTTTTGAAGGTTTCATTTAATATCTAATTTAAATAGTTATTAACTTCCTTAGCAAAGTCATCAAAAGAGTAACAAATGGCAGTTTTATAGCCTTTACTTTTAGCTATAGTTAGAAACTCTTTTTGATATTCTGATAATTTTCCTTTACCTATTTTCATCTCAATAAAAAAACCAGAGTAATTTTTTGATGGCTTCATTATAAAAAGATCAGACACTCCAGCTAGTACTCCTTCTCCCTTCATTATTTTAGCTTCTAAAGCATTTCTTTTACCTCCATTTGGAATAGCAAAAATAGTTTCCTTTGGGTATTGGATCTTAAACCAACGAACGCACGCTTGTTGAAGTTTGCTTTCTAAATGCCGGGGTTTGGTATTAACATATTTTACCATTATTGTAAAGTCTAGTTTTGCTTATTTAAAATTTTTATTTTTTCTAAAATACATCCCTCCAAATCTATATTATAATGTTGACAAAATTTTTCTATAAAAGCCAACGAATTAGAAATAGATAAACGAATAGATTTGTTCGATGAAAATTCCTCAATTATTGAATAAATATTAGATATTCGGCTATAAAAATGAAGATTATCTTCAAAATTTTCTACAACACTTTCAACTGCATCTAATTTTACGTCGAATTTATTAGCCAATCCTATAAGTAAAAAATAAGCATCTACTAAATTATCTGCATTATTATCTTTAGCAAATTCGGATAATTTAATAACTACCATCATTGAATAATGCCCAAAATTTTCGTAAGTTTTTTCAAAAATTTCTTTATTAATTTCGCATATCTCTCTTTTATATTTTTCTTTCATATTGTTTATTTTAATTATAAATATATTGCACTTGTCCAATGGATTATTTTCCCATTAAAATCTTCTTTAAAATATTTAAAGAACTCTTCTACGCTGTCAAAGCCATCATTAGATGCCAGCCTTTGTAATTCATAAAAACTTTGCTCTTGACCATCAATTTTAACCATAGGAATATGTTTATGTATTATTTCAATCTTTTGTATTCTTACACACTGAATAACAGGTGCAAATTCAAACTGGTTAGCGGTCCTATTATTTATTACAAAGTGTATTTTATCACCTTCTTTCCATCGGTTGGATTTATCCTGTCTTATAGTATGTATTTTAGGTAATAAACCTATTTTACTCCCCCAACTTTCTCCAAATATTTCCGCATACTTATTATTGTATATGCTATACATGTAAATAGGAGATTTTCTAGAATTTAGAAGACCTCGCCAAATTTTTTCTATAAAATAATTTGGTTTTCCCTCTATTTGTGTTGAAAATGGTAATGTCATGGTTTTAGTTCTTTTTGTATTTTTTTTAATAATTCTGACAAGAAAATATAGCCATCTGAATAATCTTCCTGTATAAAATGTTGAGGCTCTTCTTGCAAATAATCAATAACATTTTTTTTAAATTTTTCTGCTTTTTTATAATCTGGCATTAAATATTTTATCCTATCCCATATATTTAGCATGTGTTCAACAAATTCTAGTGAATAACGACAATACTCGTTAATTTTATCTAAATAGGTATTTAGTATTCCCATTTCCTCGTCAAATTCACCTTCTATCAATCTAATATCATTTTTTATATAATCTTTAATTACCTCAATTGTTTTTTCGCTGGAAAAAGAAAGTATATTTTTAGATAATTTTCTAGCAAAATAATCAGCATTTATATTTAATAAAAATTCTTTTATGTTAGAACCCATACAAAGCCATTCATAATCGAAACACCCATGGTCATTGCTTGATATAATTATTTTACCACCTCCTTTTTTGTAATCTAATAAGACTATATCTGTTGTGCCTATTTTAAAGTTAGTTGTCATGGTTGGTTGTTTTTAGATTTTAATCCTACCTTTTTAATTAATTCTAAATGAGATAATGCTACTACACCACTAACATTTTCAATAAAACAACAGGGCACACCACTTATTAAATATATTTCTCCATCTACTATAATACTTTCTTTAGGTTCTGAATGTTCTCCCGTTTCAAGGTCATAGTAAGAATAATAGTAAACTCTACGCCCCTTTTTACATTGTTCTTTTATTATTCCTATTTTCATTTTATTTTAATTTTAAAGTTTTGTTATCTATTCTTCTATATTTTTTACCTTTCAATATTTGTGTTTTCTCAAGCTCTTTGCCTTTTTCAAGAGCTTTAATTGCCTTAGCTCTATCGAGTTGACGTTGTTTTTCGCTGGTTATTTGTTCTGTTAGTTTCATATTTTTCTATGGCTTTAAATATTTGTAGGATTAAAGGAGGTACTACTGCATTTCCTCCTGCTTGGATTATTTCTTTTCTAGTTCTACTAATCGTTTCTGAAATAATTTTGTTTTCTTCTTTTTCGCTAAGTATTCCATAAGTACTATTTCTAATAATGGTTCGCAATGATTCGGCGGAAAACCCATCATTTCCATTGCAAATAGGGGATTGAGTTGGGAAGTCTTGCCAGTTAGAGCAAAAAAATCGGGTAGAGAATTCTTTTTTGAACGATCTACTTTTTTTAGAGTTTCTGTGGATCTTCCTCCCTTGAAGTCTCTCGTTGCAGGAGTTGGAAGTAATCCTGAATAAGCTAGATCTTGTAGTTTTGCTGTATACACCTGTCCGGAAGTCCTTTTTTTTCTCTTTCCATTCACTTTTTGTGGTCCTCCTACCGCCTCTGATACTGTCGGGGTTGGAAGTAAACCTAGATCCAAAAATTCTGTTTTCCCTTCTTTGTTGCACACTTTCAATCCTTGCGTCTGCACAGTAGGCAATAAAGAAAATTCTATCTCTCCTGTGCGGGGCATTGACACCGCAAGCTGGAAGTAAAAATGGTGTGACTTGGTAGCCTTCAGCTTCCAGCTCAATAAGCACTTGTTCGAATACCATCCCTTCATCCCAACTAAGTAATCCGCGAACGTTTTCACCCACAATCCAGCGTGGTTGAATTTCCCGAATAGCTCTAAGCATCTCCGGCCAGAGATGTCGATCATCTTCTGTACCTTTTCGTTGTCCAGCAAAGGAGAATGGTTGGCAAGGAAATCCCCCTGTAAGGACGTTGATTTTTCCTCGCCATAGAGTGAAATCTGTCTTTTTAATGTCTTCATAACTTATTGCTTTTGGGTATTTTATTTGAAGAAATTGACGCAGGATTGGGTTTATTTCGCAGTGTAGTACATTTTCCCATCCCATCCATTCGGCGGCCAATTCAAAACCACCTATACCGCTAAATAAACTACCATGTGTCATTCCAATTCTTTTATTTTTTGTTTTTTCTTTATTATTTCTAAAAGATTTAATATTTCTTTATTCCTAGATAAATTCTTATCGTTTTTGATCTGCTTTTCTATTTCTAGTAGATAGCTTATTCCCTTTTCTTTACACCTGTAATTCAATAGCGCTTTAAGTTGTTTGATAGATTCTTTCATAATTAAAATGCTTCATCAGGGGTAGCGGTAATAGATACACTTTCATTAGGAATGTCATAGAATCTTGAAGTAGGTAGGTCTACCATACATCTGTCTGCTAAAAGCCCTCCATGTCTATTTTTGGCAATGATAATTTCTGCTTGGTTGGTAGCCTTTTCGTTATTATAATCCTCTAACCAGGTATCTATTTTATAATATTCAGGACGATAAAGGAAAAGCACTTCGTCGGCATCCTGTTCGATGGCTCCAGATTCTCTCAAATCAGACAGTAAAGGTCTTTTACTGCCACCTCTGCTCTCAACAGAACGCGATAGCTGAGACAAGGCAATCACCGGTATATCTAATTCCTTAGCAATTGCTTTTAATCCCCTAGAAATAGCAGATATTTCTTGCTCTCTATTTCCTTTGTTACCTTTTTCCCCTGAAATAAGTTGTAAATAATCCACAAAAAGAATATCAATATTTTTCTGTATTTTCATTGTTTTTGCTCTTATTCTTAAATCAGTAATTGATAGAGATGCAGTATCATCCATTTCAATTTTTAGGTTTTCTAAATGGTTTTGATATTGATTAAATACTTTTTCTTCCCCGGGTGTAAATCCTAATCTTATAAATGAATAATTTGGAATTTTAGTAATATTGGTTGAAATTCTTGTTGTTAATTGTTCTGATGACATTTCCAAAGAAAAAACACCTACTGACATTTCTGCTTTTAAGGCATCAATGATGCATTGTATCATAAAGGCTGTTTTTCCCATTCCTGGTCTTGCAGCAACAATAGAAAGATCAGTTTTTTGCCATCCACCGATAGCTTTTTGAATTACAGATAAAGAAGAGTATACCCCTTGCATAGGGTTGTCTTTAATTGATATAGCTTTAGTTTTAACTATATTTATGAGATCTTTAAAAGTTTTTCTATTGCTGAATTTAGATGTAAATTGATCAATTAAAATTTTTTCAAAAAACTTAAACCCACGATCTCTAAGCTCAAAAACATCAGTTGAATCATCGTTTGCCAGATTTGCTAATTCATTAAATCCTTTAACGCACTGATCCTTTGTCGCTAATTCAACTAAAAGAAATACATTTCGTTCTAAATTTGCCGTCGTCGTTGAATAATTTGTAACGTTTATAAGAAATACTTCGTCGACAGCCCCAAGTAGCTTTCTTTTCCTAAGCTCGGTTGAAATGTTAATAAGGTCAATTCTAACACTTCTTTGAAATAGATCTTGAATTATTTCAAACAAAACAACAAACTCATATTTAGAAAATAAATATTTTTCTAATTTATCAGCAACGACACTGAATGAATTGTGGTAAGAAACCAAAGTTGATATGATATCAAGCTCTATTTTTTCACGCTCAGAGAGTAATTTTAGGTCTAGATGGTTCATTGAAGGTATTGGTATTTAGTTGATTAGTTTGATTTTGTTGAATAGCTTGAGATGAATGAGGTATTTTATTGATCCAATTTTCAAAATGCACAATTATTTCATTTTTATTCCATCTTTTCTCTATCACTTCCTGCTGTGAAATGAAGTCATCAACATACAACAGCATTTCATTTCGAGTACATTTCTTTTTCATACACCACCTCTCAAAACCTTTTTGGCTGGATAATAGTTTTTCCTTTTGCAATTGGTAATAATTTTCATCAAGAGGAATTGCTGGAGTAGGTGGATTTTCTTTCTCTAATTCTTTATTATTTAGTTTAGTTTTATTTAGTTTATTTATTGTATCAGGAACGCTATCAACATCGCATATAGGAACGGGGGCAGGAACGCTATCAACATCGCATATAGGAACGCTGTCAAATTCTGATAGTGTTAGTATGGTGTAAGTGGTAGAACCGTTTAAACCTCTAGAAGTTTTTTCAGGAGTTTTGAAGTCAATTAAACCTAATTGTTTAAGTTTATTTTTAGCAGTTTTAACGGTGTTAACTGATATACCTAATTGAATAGCTATATATCTGTCGGAATGCTTAAAGTTTCGCTTCCAGCCTAATGAATTGCAGGTTTTCAATAAATAGAAATACACCGCAGTTGCATTACAACCGATAGGAAGTTCATTATTGCATTGCCAAAACTGATTAATCAACTCTATATAGTTCATTCTTTACTTTCTTGTACTTTAATACTTGCTTTATTACCTTGATAATAACCTATTTCATAACCTTGGATAGACCACCCTTTAAAACCATCCTTTCTTAATTTTTTTAATAATTCATAGTAATCTTTAATAGTCATTTTCTTTTTCATTACTACTTCAATTACTTCTTCTTGATTTAAAAGGGAGGGCTTTCTCATAAGGTTATTTTAAAAAGGTAAATCATCATCATCAATTGACAGCATTGGTGATGTAGGAGTAGGGGGAATGGCTAGCTCTGGTTTATTAACTTGATTTAATTTTTCTATTTTCCAACCGGTAATGCTATTAAAATACTTAGTTTCTCCTTGTGGGTTTACCCATTCTCTCCCTCTTAGGTTTATACCTATTTTTACTTGATCTCCTATTTTAAAACTGTTGGTTATTTCTGTTCTATCTCCTAATAATTCTATTAATATATGTTGGGGATATTGTTCTTCTGTGGTTATAACCACTTCTCTTTTTTTGAAACCACTATCAAAAGTTTGAACTTCTGATATTAATTTAATTTTGCCTTCAATTTCCATTTGTTTATTATTTAAATTTTAAGGTTAACTCTTCATTTGGTAATGGGATTTCAACGTTGAAATAGTTAAATGCTAATCTTCTGCATTTTTCATGATAATCTTCTTGAGTAATCGTTGAGTTATCTGAAGTACTTCTTACGGACCTAATAATTTCTCCAGTATTTTCATTCACTATTTCCTTATAATTACAATTATACTTAAGCATTTCATGGACTTGTTCTTTGCTCATATATTCTCCCCATTCATTAAATATTCCTTCTTGAATTAGGGGGACAATTACTCCCCAGTAATAAGCATTTTGAGGATTGCTCCTTTTTTTTCCTTCACTCTCAAAGGTTAATTTTAAGTTTTTACCTTCGTAGGCTTGAAAGATCTTAGTAACTAAATGTCTATTTCTTTTAATCCTTCCATTCACTACAGAGGTAATTATGGTTGTTTTTTTCATACATTAAAAATTTCGTTGTCAAAACCTTTAATCCATGCAGGTTTGTAAAATTTTGTTTTGGATTGGAAGAAATTATAAGATTTAGAAAATGCATTTTCATCAATCATCTTGTCTAAGCAATTCACTAAAAACTCTACCTTTCTTCTGGCATAGTCTAAATAACCTTCATCTACTTCAATAATTGAATAGTTGAATTTTTCATCATAAACAATAAATTTGAATTTAGGTACCATTGTTTTTCCTAGGATCATTAAGCCTAATGAGTAAAGCCCAAATTGTATATCATACCCGAACTTTCTCATGTCATACTCAAACTTGTCAGGGCTACAATCAGAAGCAAATTTCAAGTCATGAAATATTTTCGGGCTGTAAGTATCTAGTATTCCTTTAAAATTCCAGCCTTTAAATTCAAATTCAATTTTTTTTTGGACCTCTTCAACTATTTCCAATTCAGCTAAAACATCTTCTTGGTTTTTTAAATTATTGGAAATAGCTTCACAAATGTTAAATAGGTCTTTACTTATGATGTCTTTACCATTTTTTAAAGCAATTATGTAAGCATTTAAATGTTTTAGAGGTTCAGGATTTCCTTTTTTATAAAAGTTAAAATACAAGGAATCAAAAGCCACTTCTAATTCATCTTTACTCTCAGCTACTGCTTTGCAGAAATTAACCTGCAGCTCTGTGGTAGGGGTATTTTCTACAATGGAGTAAGTTTTATCAAATAGTTCTGGGGTAAGTACTAAACAGTCAATAACACTTCCTTTTTTTTGAGATTCTGTTTGTGGTTTTTTGGGTTCTAAATAATAGTTAAGGAAATTTACCGGACTACTTAAGTGTTTTATAGATGAATAACTTAATACTTTTTCTCTGCTTTTTAATTGATCTATTAATATTTCTCTTTCTGTTTTTTTAGGTTCCTGATTTATAATTGCATCTAAATCTTCTGGATTTTCAGCATAATATTGTTCAGAAATATCGGTCGCTATAACGGAAGAAACACTCATGATTATTTGGTTTTAGATTGTCCTCTTAATTCTTTGATTCTATTTTTTAATGCAATACTTTGATCGGGTGTCATGGATTTAGGCTCTGTAGTCCATTCTTTCCCAAAGGAGATTAATAATCCTATGTCTTTCGATTTTAAAATTTCATTTAGATCCTCTTCTCTTAATAAAGAGTCTAAATCATCTTCATCTGTAGATATATGAAAGTATTTTAGTAGAAAATACCTCTCTGCATAAGTTAGTGCAGAACCCACGCCCTTATCCCAACCATTCATACCATTGGCAAAAAATACATTTTCATCTTTTTCTCCAGTTACAACATCTATCCATGTAAATTTTAATTTAAGTTTGGATAGAATTTCAGATTTAATTACTTCTTTATTTTGGTTGTAATCAATTCTTATGTTTTCAAGATCTAATACTTCTTGTTTTAGTAATAGACCGTATTTATTCATAATAGGTTTTATATTATTTAAAACTTTAGAACCTGACACATATTGATAGTTATATCCTTTAGTGTTTTTACCTAAGCCTCTTATTTCTTCTTGTATTTTGAGTAATTTTTGATATATGTTTGTTTTGTTTTCTGTATTCATTTTTTTTATTTCTTAGGGGTTATTTGAAGTCTTGTATTTCAATTATTTTGTTGTCTATAACTTTATTTATTTCGATGGTTATAGAACTTAAATGCTTTAGAATGTCCGGGTCTTTAAGATTTGGCAGCTCAACTATTTTAATTGAAGCGAGAAAATCAACAATTTTTTCTTTATCAGGTTTTAATTCTTCTAGTCTTTTTGCTTTTTTTTCTTCTTCAATTCTTTCTCTTTCCTCTTTTTCTTTTTTCTCTTTTTCTTCTAGCTGTTTTCTTTTTTCAGCTTCAATTGCTTTTTTCTCTGCTTCTATTTTTCTTTTTTCCTCTGCTAACCTTTGAGCTTCCTGCTTTTGTTCCTTTTGTATTTGCTCGTTTTTAATCCTTTCTTGCTCTTCTATTTTTTTTCTTTCAATTTCTTGAGCTTCTTTTTCTTCTTGTAGTTTTCTTCTTTCTTCTTTCAATCTTTGATTTTCTTGCTCTTGCTCTTTCCTTATTCTTTCATTTTCTAATCTTTGATTTTCTTTATCTTTTAACTCTTGTATTTTTGAATTAAGGAGCGTTTTAACTTCTTCAACTTTATCTAAAAAATCAATTTCAAATTCTTCAAATTTTGATTTATCTGTATTTTCTATTTCTGAATTAAAAAAGTCTTTATAACTGTCTATTTTATTAAATACTAAAACATTTATTTCAGATTTCCATTTATTGACTATTTGAGATATGCTCTGTTTTATATTTTCTTTTCTTTCTTCTTCAATTCTTGCTTTTTCAAGCTTTTCTTGTTCTTTTATTTCTTCCCATCTTTTTACTTCTTCTTGTTGTAAATCTTCTGCTGGTTTGGTTATGGAAATGAGATTTGTTTTTGTATCTGAAATTCCTTTTCTGAAATTATTTAGAATGGATGCTATTCCTTTATCTACTTTTTCAATTTCAGTTCTTGCAGACACAAGGTTTGTTCTAGCTTTTTTAGCTTCTTCATAGGTTTTATTATCGGTTATCTCTATGAAAGGATTTTGTTCAAGAACTTTAAGTTGTTTTTCTCTATATCCTTCTAATTTATTTACAGAGCTATTAATTTCTTGTGTGGTTATTATAGTTGTTTCCATTTTTTAGTCTTTTAGGTTTATGATTTTATTTCGTATAGGTTATATCTATACTCTACACATATTTCATTTATTTCTTTTGGTGTAGGCTCCAATCTTTTTGAGTCTTTTTCTAATATTTCTATGATGAAATTATCTTTTGGAGTACGAATAAACCTCATAGGTCTTTCTTTCCTGAAATACCAACCAATTACATCCCCGGCAGGTAAGCAATAGGTTTTATTGGTTTTAATGTTTTTGAGGACTATTCCGAAATAATCAAAGCATAAAAAATCTAAATTTTTAATATTATCAAGAAGCGCCTTATCTTTTATCCTAGTGATTAAATTTTTGGCATGAAAAGCCATTTTAGTGTTGTTATTATTTAAAGCTTCATCATGAATATTAATTAAGCCTTGTAGTTGTATTTGTGCGTTCATGGTATAGTTTTAATATTTTTGGTTTAAATCGAAGATGAATAATTCTGTGGCACCAAAAATGGATTCCAACTTTTCTTCTAAATCTTCATTTTCGTCTAATTCAATAGTAAGGCGCTCATACACTTTGTATTTATGTGTTGCTTCTTGTCTTTTAACCCAGTAGTAGTACTCCTCTATTTCATCTTCTATTTCAAGGCTGAAATCAACTTCTATTATATCATTTGATATTTCAATAATTTCATATTGATATTTGTCTTCTTCGTGATAATCTTTACAGAATTTATCTATTCCTTTCTGTATGGCAGAATTAATCTTTTCTTTGGTCAATTCTTCTTTTTGTAGTACTTTTGCTCCAATCATTGTCATAAGTCTATTTATTTAGATTTTGTGATTTTTAAGCTCTGTTTGCCGACAGGGCTTTTTTATTTTATTTTATTTAAGAAGCTATCTACCTTTCTATTTAAGGGAGAGTTTAAAGCTTCTCTCAATTCCTCCTCTTTACTTTTTCTTCCTATTTTTCTTTTTGGCTCTTCAATAACTTTTTTAAAACCATTCATCTTTAAGAAAACTTCTTGCTCTCTCTTTGGAAGAATGTTAAATAAATCGGTTACTGTTTGTGCTGTCATTACTAATGAACTATCTATTTTTTAACTTCTCCTTTTCGAATATTTCAGACTCCTTAAGTCCAGTGTGTTTCTCAATTATTCTAATAGATGATTTAACAATTAAAGGAAGAGTATCACTAACTCTATATGCCATATTGTATATCCCTCTCTCTGACCTACCTACCTTTTCTGATATAGCATATCTTAAAGATATATCAGTTCTAATTTTTTCTATTACCTCATTTGTAAGTTTCATTTTATTACTATATTTGATTTCTCATTTTGATATAGCAAATATAGAGCAAAGTTCCGAATAAAACAAAATAATTCGGTGCTTTTTTACGAACTTCTTTAAATTATTATTTATATGTCTGATAATGACGGTGTTAAAAATAGAATAAAACAATATATAGAATACTTAAATATCCCTATTAGTGCATTTGAGAAGAATTGTGGGTTGAGTAATGGTTATGTTAGCTCTATAAGAAAAGGAATAGGGCATAAAGCATTAGAACAAATTTCGGAGAAATATTCCGAAATTAATAAATCATGGCTTCTTACAGGAGAAGGAGAAATGCTCAAAAATGTTCAATTTAAAGATACAGAAGCAAAAAAGGTATTTATGAATATAATTCAAATACCTGTTGTTTCTCAATATGCTTATGCTGGTTATTTAGGGGGTTTTGATGATCCTGGATATATGGAAAGTTTACCAACACATCCTATCCCTATGGATAGAGAGTTGAAAGGAAAATATCTTTTTTTTGAAATTAAAGGTGATAGTATGGAGGATGGCTCTATGGAAAGTTATAGAGAGGGTGATTTGGCTTTAGCCAGAGAGGTGTACCAAGAATATTGGAAATATAAACTTCATATAAAAAGATGGGATTTTGTGATTGTTCACAAGACGGAAGGTATAATTATAAAAAGAATAATTAATCACGATATTGAAAATGGTACAATAACAGTTCACTCTCTAAACTCTTTTTATGAAGATAGGATATTAAAGCTAAGTGATGTTGCGCAACTATTTAATGTTGTTCAAATAGTAAGAAAATTTTAAAAATATAGATATGCAAGAAATTATTTCCTTTATAGGTTTAGTTGCTCTAATTATGTTTGCTTTTATTGTTTGTATATGTATAACTAGATGGGTTTTTGGAATTAGTAGTATTATAAAACAATCAGAAAACCAAACTAAATTGCTAGAAAAAATTGCTGAAAAACAAGGTGTTACAAAAGAAGAAATTAACGAAATAATTGGTTGTAAGAAATGAAAAAACTTTTATTCTTATTTGGATTATTATTCATCATCACTTGTTCAAGTGATGATAATAATGATGGTTGTAAGGAAACATGGAATATTACAAGATATTATGAATTTCCTCCTGATTGTAATAATGAAGCACCTATTCCAAGTACATATGATAAGGAATTTGATTGTAGTAATGTAAAAGATGTGAAAGAGGGAGATGTAAGGTTAGATACAAAACTATCTTCTTGTGGTGCTGTATATATAAGATTTAACAAAAAAGTAAACTAGTGTGTTGACTTCTGATAAAAAAATACTAGAGTTAATAGAAGTGCTTAAAGAGAGTGGTAAGATTCGTTTTAAAAAAGAATTTTATGACGCAATAGGCTTACAAAAGCAAAATGTTTTTTGGATAAAAAATCAGAATAAACAGGAAAAACAGAGTTATCATTTTACAGCCGAACATATAGAAAAAATATGTAAGACCTATTCTATAAATGCAAATTGGATTTTTGGAATGGAAAAAAATACATTTTTAATCTCTAAAACTCATATGAATAAAGAAAAAATTAATTAAAAACAATACCACTAAAAGTACCACTTTTTCAATTGTTTCAAACTTTGAACCCCTTATAAATAGGGTGGGATAAGGGAGCAAATCGAACTCATAACCCGAAGGTCACAGGTTCGAGTCCTGTTCCCGCTACTAAGTAAGAGGATCAAGAAATTGGTTCTCTTTTTTTGTTTATTATCAGTGAGTTACATGATTTTACTTCTTTATATAGCTTCTATTTTTTTACTACTTCATACTAAAAAGGTATCCTATTGGGTATCCCAAAATTTATAATTGGTATCCCACTTTTAAAATCTTAATACAATGAAAATTAATAAATTATCTATATTGTTTTTGTTGGAAAGATCAAAAATAAATAAACAAGGAAAATGTCCTATCAAATGTAGGATAACATATAATAACAATAGAAAACCATTTTCTACAGGATTATTTATTTATCCAGATAACTGGAATAATAAGCATCAGAAAACAGAACCTCCAAATGAAGAAAATACTTTTATCAATACACAGCTAAGCCTGATTAAACAACAAATTAATCAGGCTTTTTTGTTTTTACAGGTGCAAGAAATTGTTTTTGATGTAGAAGATATTTACTTAAAATATAAAGGAAAGGATAGTAAAGTTTCTAAAACTCTTCTAGAAGTATTTGATTTGCATAATGAGAGAATGGAGAAGTTAATAGGAAAGGAGTACACTCAATCTACCTATAACAAGTTTAAGGAAGCTAAAAACCATGTAAAAAACTTTATAAAATATGAGTACAACAAAAATAATTTTCTTTTAGAAGATATAAATCTAAAATTCTTACAGGATTTTGATTACTACTTAAAAATTAATAAAAATCAAAAACAGATTACTATTAATAAATCTATTCAGAGAGTTAAGAAGATAATAAAATTAGCTATAGCAGAAGGATTTATTACCACTGATCCATTTCTACTATACAAACCTAAAAGAGTTGAAAATAGAGTAGTTTACCTGACCCAAGAAGAGTTATCTAAGTTAGAAAATTATACCTTTTCACAAACCAGATTACAACAAGTAGCAGATATGTTTATATTCTGTTGTTATACAGGATTAGCCTATCAAGAAATGAGTACTTTAGAATCTAAACATATAATAAAAGGCTTTAATGGAAATAAATGGATTAAAATGTATAGACAGAAAACACAAAAAGAAATATCTATACCTCTTTTACCCAAAAGTACTAACATAATAGAGAAATATAGCTCACAAGTAAGCACTTATCTATTACCCAGTATATCTAATCAGAAGTTTAATTCCTATCTAAAAGAAATATCAGATATAGTAGGTATTAATAAAAATCTTACCCATCATATAGCAAGAAAAACATTTGCTACTACAGTCTTACTCTATAATGATGTTCCTATGGAAATTGTGAGTGAACTATTAGGACATTCAAAAATTACCATTACTCAGGAATATTATGCAAAAGTAGTCCAAAAGAAAGTTAGTGAGCATATAGAGCAATTAATTAGAAAATTAGATAAAAAATAATTTAAAATTATCATTATGTTATTTAATTTTATGGCATAAATAATTATAATGGAATTACCTAACACATCTTTTCAAAATTTCCCTATTGAATTTAAAGAACTTAATCCTGAATATTTCTCTGAATTTAATGATGTTAATGAAATAATAAAAATTGATATTTCTGCTGATGAACAGGGATATATAAATCAATCTATACAGGATAATATTAATTTAGGGGAGAAAAATACTATAGTTATTAATTCCGCAGTAGGTCAAGGTAAAACTTATTCAATTATTGAAATAGTAAAAAAATATTATGATTCTGATGAAAATTACCTGATTTTTATTGCTTCACCTTTTATTAGTTTAGTAGAACAGTATTATAATGCAGTTATTGCTAAAGGAATACCACAGGAACAGATTTACAAATATGAATGGATAGGAAAAGATAGGGAAATTGATGCTTGGAACTGTAAGATTCAAATTGTCACAGCCAATTGTCTTCTAGGTAATCCAGGAGATAATAGTTTGATTAATAGTAAAGAAAAGAGGAATTATATTAATTATTTAGTAGAAAAGTGTGAAAGTAATAATAAAAAAGTAGTCTTTATCTATGATGAAATACATGATACTATTCATAATTTTAAAGAAAAATTTATCTTTAATCTTTGGAAATGGAAAAATGTAATTCATAAAAATTTTATTATCAGTGCTACTTTTAATGAAGCCTCTAAAATAGTGATAGGTTATTTAGCTGAATTAACAGAGAATAAGTTAAAAATTTTAGAATCAAAAAGAGTTGTATTTCCAGAAAAGCAAAGTGAACTATATTTACATTTTAATCCAGCTAGTCATTACACCTATACCAATGATGATATTGTAGAACTAGTTAGAGAACTTATAGATAAAGAGAAAAAAATAGATATTTTATCATATTCTAAAAAATTAGCAGATGATATATGTAAAAATACTACAAAGGGAATAGGTAAGCCATTATTTGAAACTTTTGGAAGACTTCAAAACTGTACTGTAAATAATTCAGAAAATGATAGTATGTTGGGTAATATATCCTCAAATAGATACAATCCAGAAAAGTGTAATGTAGGTACCAATTTTAAGACAGGAATTAATATAGAAAAAGAAAACCATGCTTTAATTATTATTATGCCACCTTCAAGATCCAGATCTTCTTTATCCAATAAATATGGGATATTTTCAGATGGGGCAAATTCAATAATACAAGCTATTGCTAGACAAAGAAAAAAAGGACAAATACATATTATACTCCCTCCTCCAAATAAATTTGATTTTAACTCATTACCAAATAATTTTACAGAAGATCAGAAAAAAAAATTCACTGAATTCTATGGTTCCATAGAGGATAAAAATAGTAATACAGTAAGTTATTCTGAATTAAAATATCAAGCTAGACTTACTTGGGATTTTTATTTTAATGAATTAAAAGAAAATGTGATAAAAGAAATAAGTTATGTTGAAGAAAGTCAAAGAAAAGGACATACTAGGTTGGAATTTCCAGATTATCATTTATTTAGACTTGATGATGGAGAAAAATATATAGCTAAAAATTTTTTTGGAGGGGATTTGTCTTCTTATGTTACTTATTGTGCTATAACGAATCAATTTATTAATTGCAGATTAGCTTCTGTAACAGTTAAACCTACTCTATTTTTTATAAAAGGGAAAATACAAAAGAAATTAAAAGAATTTATAGATAGTTATCTTGATACTAATAAGTATATTTTTAGTAATTCATCCTCTCATTTATTACATTTTCAGGAATTGAGAAGAATTATATTTAATGATTATAGAAGCTTATATAAAACAGATATACAAGATCAGTATATTCAAATTAGACCTTTTAGTAATAAAGAATTTGAACAACAACTCTTATCATATTATCAAAGAGGAATGCCTGAAAATAGAAATGAGTTATATAAATTAGACTTTGATAATAATGGAGATCCCATTGATGATGAAAAATATACTAGAGGAGATTATTTTAGAGCCTGTATATCCCATTCCTTAAGAATACAAAATAGTAATTCTCAGAGAGAATTTTCTCCATTAATTAATGCCTATTTAAATATGGATTATTTTAGAAAAAAGCTTATTGATGACTATATCAAGTATATGACTATTTCAGGAGCAGATATACAATATTTATTAAATACTCCTAATCTAGAATTTATTTCTTCTACAGAGGATATAAATAAATTTGATGAAATGATTAATTCCCTTATTAATTATGATTTTATAATTCAAAATCAGATATTTGACTTTAAAAATATTTTTATAAGAACTGACTATAGTGAATTAGATAAAAAAAAAGCCTTTTATAAGTATTTAAAACAGGATTTTTTTGAAATAAGAGAAAGAAGAGTTAATAATTCACATATGAATCAAAACATTTCAGAAATAATACAAATTCTAGATATTCCAGATGCAAATATGGTTATAGATTTTGTTAGTCCTATTCAATAAATATAGATGGAATCCTTCCAGTCTTGTTAATATTCTATATAAAAATGCAAACAAAACTGGAATTTTATATTAAAAATCCCCAAAATCCCCTTAAATATCCCATTAACTAAATACCCCTTGAATATTTTTTTATTCAGAGGGTATTCTATACAATTCATTTATATCTTAACCATTTTTCATTTTAAAATTAACCATTAAATATTTTAAGACTATACAATTAAAACCAAGTCAAAGAAAACAAGTAAAACTCCGATTAGGATTATCAGGAGCTTCTAGATTTATAAAAATCAAATCAGCCCTGCTATTAGCCTATGAAATGACCAATAATTGGAGTAAAATAATAACTAACACATTTCAGAAATGCGTTGTATTTTACTGAAAGCATTAAAAAGACCATGATAGATAAGTCTTACCATAGAAACCACATATAAGAAATAAAATCACAACCAATCCACCCATTAATACTAAAATAAAAATAAAGTTTATCCAAAAAAGAACAAAAATACCTACATTTGAAGAGTTATTTGTTAAACTTATTATTATGGAATATAAAATATATACAGTATATGAAGAGGAGAAATTATCATCTATAGCAGAAAAATTTAATATATCCCCGGAGGATATTAAATCCTTAAATCCAAATGTTAGATTTTTCAAAGTTCCTTTTGGAAGTACTTATGTAGGATATGGACAACAAATTAAGGTACCTATTCCTAAAAAAATAAAAACTGAGCAAGAAAATAATAACTTATTAGAAAACTTTACTCAAAAAGCCCGTTATAGATGCAATCAAAATAATCTAGTTACCGTTGATGGTAAACCTCATTTTTCTTGTGAAATAAAAACACAATATTTACTTTCTTCTTTAGAAAAAGATTCTAAAAAGTATTTTAAAATAAATTTAGAAGATTATATAACTTCTATTGAACCAGATGGAATAGGTGAAGCATTCGAGTTAATTAAACAAGTAGAATTTTTACGAAAGAAAATAATCTTTACTCAAAATAATTTAGGTAAAATATCACAAATATATAACTTGAAAGAATTAAAAAAAAATTGGGATTTTTTTTCTAACAATGAAGTTAAAAATATTCCCTTTTTTCAAGAACTAGAAAAAAGAAGTCCTGATACTATTAAGAATTTTATTAAAAATGGAAATAAAGAATTTTCAAATAATGAAGAAATTTCCAATATACTTGATAAAAATTTATTTTACCATATTCTATTAAAGGCTAATTTAGAAGATGAACTAAATGATTATATAATAGAACAACAATCTCAAATTTATCCTACTGTAAAATTAAAAATTAAAGTTATAAATACTAAAGTATCAGAAGATGATTTATCAACTACTTATAGATTAGTTGGTACTTTGGTTAAAGAAAATTTGGATGAAGCTATATTAATTAAATACTATAATGAGATGTATAAACCATTAATTAAATATTCTTTTACTGAGTTTGATTATATCTACAGGATAACCTATGTTATAGAGAATAAAACAGGATTAATGATTCATGCAACTGCTTCTATAAGTGAACAAATAAAAAATAATTATGCTACTGTTACTAAGTATGACTTAAAAAAGGTTGAACTTTAAAGATATAATTTATGAATAAACAAAAAAATATCCTAATTATTATTGTTATTCTGGTAGGATTAGTAGGTATATTTTGTTACTATTTTAATAAAGAAGAAAAAAGTCATGAAACTCCTAATTTTAAATTTGCTGAATTAGGTATTTGTGAAGTTGAGGTTAAAAAAAATGCGGGAGAGCCTATTTATGAAATTACCAATAAAGAAGAAATAGTAAAAGAACTTTTTGAATATAAGTATAAATTTGAAGAATTCATCAAAACTTATAAAAAAAGTAGTGATGGAGAAATTGAAAAAAAATTAGATGTCTTAAATAACGTTTTACGAAATAATCCTCAAGATAAAAATTTAAAAAAAGTAGTGTATAAAATCATACAAACAGATGATGAGGGATATACTTCTGATTATCAAAAAAGTATTTATTATTTAGATAAAAAACTTATTTATTTTTAAATATATAGCCCAATAAAAATTATATCTGTTAGTAAAAATGAGTAAATCATATATACCTAAAGACACTTATGTAGTTTGTACCTATCAGGAAAATACAGACCCTAAAAAATTAATTCCTACTCGAAATAAAGTTTCTGTTTTTTACAAAAAAGATAAAGCACTCTTAACTGTAGAGGATAAAAATACAAATGAAAAATTTATCTGTAAAAAGCCAATGAATTTATGGATGGCAATAGCAGGGTTAGCTGTAGGGCTAATTTTAGCTTCTAATCCTATTGGATGGGCTGTAGCTGGTATATGTGCAGTAGTTTTAATTGCTGGAGCTACTATAGCTATAGTAACTCATGATTGCTCTTCTCCTTTGAAAGAAGGGAAATGGATAAACTATAAAACAACAGTATATTTTAATGGTTATGAAGCTATTACCCAAGAATCCATGCTTACTTGTAAAAGTGGCGGTGTACTACAACCTATGATTAGTTATGATGTAGCAAGTCAGGCTGCAAAATCTATTGCATATGAAAATATAAAAGAAACAGCAATTATTACTGCTGGAGCTATTGCATCAGGATATTTATTAGGAAAACCAATAGCTTCCACTTCTGGCTCTGGGTTACAATTTTTTACTAATAGTATGAGAAAAATTTTTGGTGCTTTTGGCTCTCCATATACTTATGCAGGAATTGCTACAACTTACGCTATGTCATCTGTACAAAGTAGCATAATGAGAGGAAATGATAATTATGCAAATAATGAAATTTATCAGAGAATGAATGAAGCAGAAAAGAAAGATTATAGTGATGTGAATACTATAGGTGGGGAAACCTATGATACTTTAAAGGATAATGCATTAACATTAGCTCCTCCAACCTTAGAAGATGCTGTTGAATTATATAAAACAGGGCAATTAGTTATTCAAGATGAAGCATTATTAGCTAAATTTAGAGAACTAGTTTCTATGAGTAGGCAACAATTGAATTCAGAAACAGCTAGAAATTTATGGTCAGAAATAAAAACTAATCCAAATTATCAGGATGTGTATGATTCCATGCGTAGAAATAGCATTTATAATCAAAATAGGATTACTCCTACCATGAGGTATAATGGTATATCTCACATAGATGATAAGCTATATAATAATAAATGGTCTTTAAAAAATGAAAATTCATTGGCTCAAAAAAGTTCAGCTATTGCTCTATTTTTTGTTCCTTTAGCTAGTGGTTATTTTTCTGAAAATGCAAGAAGAAAATTAGCAGAAACAGCTATCCAAGATGCTACTAATAGTATAAGCGTTATTACTAAAGATTAATATTATTTGTAATATCCCTTAACTAAATCATATTTAAAATACAATAAAGAAATTAACATTAATCTTATTTGCTGAACTTTTATACCAACAAAGTGAAGAAAAGAATTTATTTAACAAATTTTTAAACACAACTGCTTAATAATAAATACTTTATAAATATGGAATTTTAATAGAAATTTATAAGCAAAAACTTCTTCTCCTGTCTTTTTTTAATATTAATACATTATAATTAATAAGAATGCATTTGTAAATTTTTATATTGTTGGTTTTTGAGAAAGTTTTTTTACCCTGCATCTTTTTGGAGTAGGGTTTAAATCTCAACAAATTCCGTTTCTAAATTTGAGCTTATTATCCGAGAATCAAATTTCAAACTAACACCTTGAATTTTACTACTAGCTGTATGTAATCTCATTGAAATTTTATAATTATTATCAAAAGTTAAATAAACGTAACTATTAGAATGCAATTCTGCCTCAACTGAAGAAGGCTTTTTGATTTGATAAAAATTTGTAATTTCAAGTTTATCTTTTAAAATAATTTTGATAAAATCTTTTGAACCAATTAAAAATGAAAATAAATAATTTGTATTATTTTCGTTATTCTTAACATGTGTATTTATAAATTCTACTGTATTTTGACAAATAGGAAAATATAAATGATGATTTATAAAATCTGATGATTCAGATTTTATATCTTTAAATAGTTTAATATCATTGAAATTTTCATTTATTTTTTTAATAAATAAATCAATATTAAATTTATAACATTCTCTATATTCAATATCTACATATGATTTTCGTTGAAAACCACATTGTTGGGCTAATGATCCTGGTCTATTATGTTTTATAGCATTATGATTGTTTTTTAAAGAAATATTTATAACTTCTTCATTATTTTTCATTATGCAAATATCTGTAACATCAGAATTATGGGATTTAGCGTTATAATCAGTTAATCTAATTATCATACTATTATGAATTTTATAAATTCTCTCTAAATAATCTCCAACGGTAATAGATGCTTTTATATATTTTAACTGTTGTTCATAAGATATTTTATTAAAATATTCTTCATCTTTAAATTGCATATATTTGCATTTATCATCTAAGATACATTCGTATTTATCAATTAGAGTTTTAGTAACAATGTATTCTAAAGCTCTTCCATTTAAATTAGGTATATAACTCATAAAAAATAAAACAAATTTATGAAAATTATCTCATTATTTTCAGGTGCCGGAGGATTAGATTTAGGGTTCTCAAAAGCAGGGTTTAATATTGCTTGGGCAAATGAATTTGATAAAGAAATATGGGATACATATATAAAAAATCACCCTAACACTTTATTAGATAAAAGAAACATTACGGAAATAATATCTCAAGACATCCCAGAATGCGAAGGGATTATAGGAGGACCTCCTTGTCAAAGTTGGAGTGAAGCAGGTACATTAAAAGGTATTAAAGATAAAAGAGGGCAGCTATTTTTTGAATTTATAAGAATACTCAAAGATAAGCAGCCTACATTTTTCCTTGCTGAAAATGTTTCTGGGATGTTAGCCAGTAGACATTCAGAAGCTATTGAAAAAATAATTAATCTTTTTAAAGAAGCTGGTTATAATCTCTCATTTAAACTTTTAAATGCAAAAGATTATAATGTCCCACAAGATAGAAAGAGACTTATTTTTGTGGGATTTCATAAAAAAAAAACAAATAACAAAACTTTTGTTTTCAATCATCCTCAAAATTTAAAACTGACTTTAAAAGATGCCATATATGATTTAAAAGGTAATGCTATCCCTGCTAAAGAAAAAAATTATTCAAATTTATCCAAATGTTTATTTATGAATCATGAATACATGACAGGCTCTTTCTCTACTATTTTTATGTCAAGAAATAGGGTGAGAAGTTGGGATGAACAATCTTATACAATACAAGCAGGAGGAAGACACGCACCCTTACATCCAGATGCTCCTAAAATGTTAGATGCTGGAAAGGATAAAAAAATATTTGTTCCAGGACTAGAACATAAATATAGGAGACTTTCTGTTAGAGAGTGCGCTAGAATACAAACTTTTCCAGATACATTTGAATTTGTATATGATAAAATATCAACTGGTTATAAAATGATAGGTAATGCAGTTCCAGTAAATTTCGCATACGAATTAGCCAAAGAGATAAAATCTCAAATTGATAACTTTTAA